TTACCAGTTCACGGCCTCCCCGGCATCGCGCATAAACGAGGGTGAGTACCGCGCATAAACCTGCTCGGTCATACGCAGCGATGTGTGCCCTAGGTACTGCGAAATCTTTTGCATCGGCACGTCGGCTTGCGCCATCCAGACCGCGCAGGTGTGACGCAAGACGTGGGGCGACACCGGAATGCCGGTACGCTCGGAAAGCCTCTGAATCGCCTTTTTGACCGACTTCACCGGCCTGCCCCCGTACTCGATGACGTGATCCGTCAGACGGGCCTCGTACGCCTCCTGCAAAGCCTCTCGCGCCTTGGCGTTCATGGGCACGACGGTACGGCGCTTGTTCGTCACTTCCCTGCCAGCCGGGCGATAATCTATGGTGCCCTGATCGAAGCGCACGCGATCCCATGTCAGGTCCAGTATTGCCGCAGCTCGCGCACCGGTCGCCAGCCCCAGCGTCAGAAACAGTTTGATGTGAGGCGTATCGGTCGCCTCTATCAGCGCGCGCGCCTGCTCCTTGGTCAGCGAATTGTCGCGCGGGGCGGACGGCGGGGGTATCCATATCTTCGGTGCGCTCTTGCCGTATCTCCATCGAAGGCAGGCTCGCAGCAATTCCAGATCGGTCTTGACCGTGCTGTTCGCGTAACCGGCTGCTTTCTGCTGCTCGAAATAGGCCCGGCAATCCTCGCGCGTTATCGCGGCGCCGATGCGGTGCCCGAATACAGGCCCCAACGCGGTCCAGTGCGCCTTGAAGCGATCTGGTCTCGCGCCGTCCCCAATCCTGTCCTTGACGTATCGCGGCCATAGGTCTGCTACCCGTTCGCTCGGCGCGGCTGTTCGCCTTCGCCACAGTTCACCGGCGCGAGCCTCGGCAAGCCCGCGGTCTGCCGTACCAGTCGAGATTCGAAAGCGTTGGCTTCCCTCTCTGAAAGTGACGGCCCATTTCCCTCGGTGCTGGGTGAGGCTGTATTCTGGCACTCGTACCGCTCCACATCGCTCGCGGGGATGCGAATCAGTTTCCCCAGCCTGAAGCTGGAGAGTTCCCCGGCGCGACACATAAGCCGTACCTTCTCCGCCGAGCAACCCCAGCGATCAGCCAGCGTCTCAGGCGAATAGGGACGCTCCGCCGTCACCGCCCCATCTCCCCCAACCGCTCCATTCGCCACTCTTCCGCTTCCTCAAAGCTATCGAACGTCATCAAAGGCTCTGGAAGCTGTATGCGCGTCTTGCCGTCTAGGGTCATCGTGCCGGCGGGGTCGGTTTGGACGGCGGGGGCGTGGATATTGTGGGCGGCCCAGGGCATCACTTCCCCCACAATCTTGCCAGCCATGACTGGCGGGGGTATTGCATTGGCTGGATAGTCCCACGCGCGCGTTCACGCTGCCATTGCGACGTGCCGGTGTCGATCGACGTTGCCTTGTGCGCTGCCTTCGATAGATTGCCGTAGGTCATGGGGTTTTCTCCGTTGCAAGGGCGGCGTCGAGCTGCGCTATGTAGCTCCCGTCCGTTATGCCGTATTTGCGGTCAGCCACGTTTCGTCTCCATACTGATCACAGCGTCGAGCCGGACGCGCCAATGTTCTAGTTGCGATCCGCCCTGTGGATTTTTTCGATAGAAAATGAGCCAGCTTTCCGTCGTTCCGAAACTGTCGGCGTGAATTTCACGCTGCGGGTCTTTGGCGTCCATTTCCAGACGAAAGGTGAATTGATAGGCGCTCATGCTACTGCGCCTCCGTTGCAAGGGCGGCGCTGGCGTGCTGGTTATGGCAACGGATCGCGCCTAGGATTGAGCCAGAACCCGGCCCCATGTAGCCGCACTCGTTGAGGTCGCATTCGACGTGTTGCCAGCCATGGTCATATTTGTAGACCTCCAGCGCGTCGGTCTCGCCGCATTTCGGGCACGGCTTCATCTTTGGGTAGCTCATTCACCGGCTCCTTTATGGGAAGGGAGGGCGGCGCGTCTGAAAAATGCAGCGTCATTCGGACCGTCAATCTTGGCCGCCAGAATGTCGCACTGCTCCATAAGGTCGCGCCAAATGTAGCTATCGCCGATAGCGTCATTGTGACCCTCGATGCTTTCTCGCAGATCGTATTTGCTGCTTAGGCGGCTGATTTCGCGAAGTTGTGCGGCGATATGCGCTGGCTCGGTTCCAAGCTTTATCGGCCCGGTGCCGGAGATGCTTTTCGCAATCAGGCGGTCCATCTCTTTATGGCGTGCCGCCTTCTCACCGTCACAGCCGCACAGGTCGGGGCTGGGCAGGTTGCGGCGGCAGTAATTGCACATGCGCGACCCCATGATGAACCCGCTCATTCCCCCTCTCCCGCATCGCCGGACAGCGCCGATGCCGAGCGGGGGTCTGCGTGCTGGCGTTCGTGAAGGAACCTGTTCAGCCGCTCGTATTGCGTCGATGACGACACGAAACTTGCCACTGTCGCACCCTGCGAATGGTCGGCGGTCAGGACAAGCGCAGACTGCACATCGACCAGAATATCGAACGCTTCCGTATAATCGCTCCCGGACAGCGCCGAAGGGGTGAGAGCGGCTACAGCCTGAACCGCCGCGTGTAGTCCCGGATGGCCCCACAAACCTTCGCGCCGGATGCAATCAAGCAATGTCCCGACGTCTCCGGGGATGGAATGAGCTTGGCGGTGGCGGGCGAATGCTCTGGCCAGCACTGATCGCCGATTACCCAACGCCTGTTCCATTGCATCCATAGCAGCATTGGCCGCGTCATGATCTGCTCGCGTGGGCGTCACCGGCAAAAGCGACTGCGTTGCGGGTGTGGTCGTCATGGCTTTGGGGCCTTTCCGTTGATCAGGTGAGCGCCTTCGCGAAGGTCAAAGGCAATGCAATCGCCGTCCGTGCTTTCGTCAGGCCTTCCGCTGCCGTAGACTTCGATGGCCCAATTGGCCGCCGCTTCCGTCGTCTCGATGATCGCGGCGAGGGCGGATTGGACGCTTTCGTCATCGTCGCGATCCCCGGCCAGCATATCGCGAACCACGTCTGGATTACCGATCATCGAAGCTGCAATCCGCCGCGCCATCTCAACCGCCCCGGCTGTGGTGGTATTCCCTCCTGGGGTCTGTCCGTTATTGGTCATGCTGCCAATCTTTCTGCGATGCGCCCGATGATCCAGGCGCCATTGGGAACGGCCCAGCTGTTGCCGAGCGCTTTATATTGCGGACCATCGGCAGCGACCTTGCCGCGGTAATCGATCGCGCAATGATCGTCGGGGAAGCCCTGTAGGCGATGGCATTCGGTCGGGGTGAGGCGGCGGACCTGCCAAGCGGCGGCAATGTTCAATTCCTGCCGGCGGCCGCCCCCGTTGGGCGCGTTGAGGCTATAGGCGAGGTCATCTTGCCACTCGACGTTGCGGCCGTCCGTGCGACCCCGCTCTTGGAAAGCAATTGCCATCTGCCCGCCGCCGTTCGCATGGCTCTTGTCGTGTCCCATGCTGCGCAGCGTCGGTGAAAGATCGTCTGTCGCGTCGTTGCCGTAATCCTTCGACGAGAAGGCGATGGCAGGAACGTGCGCACCCGCCGCCAGTGGGTGGCAGGGGTCGCCGGGTTGTGGATTGCTATAGTTGGCCGCGCTGGTGATCTGTGTCGTATCGAACGCAATCGCGTGCGGCTTGCCCGTCGTCAGATTGAACGAGGCGTCGTCTGAAATGCCCATGCCAGCATCGCGCTTGCGCATCCGGCCTTCCGCGTCGGGGCTGTCGACGATCGCCATTCCGTCGCGGTCAATCGCATCGGCGTGGATGCAATGCACCGGCACGATCGGCGTACCCCGCCCCGTTCCATCCTCGCTGGCGTCGAAGCCTTCGCCGCGAAGGGCGTGGGCGATCAGGTCTGAAGCGCCCTTGTAATCGCGCGCGCTGACAGTGCTCGCGATTGGAGCATCGCCATATTCCCCGCTGGATTGCCGGTCGAATGTCGAGATCGCAGTCAGTCCGCCTCCGAGTTCGAAATCGGCCCCGAGTCCGCCACCGCCTTGAGTGCGCGCGCTAATTGTTCCGGCAGTTCCTTGCCCCGCTTCTCGGCGCGGCGGAGTATTCCCTGACACGCCTTTGCGCTCAAAAAGAACCGCTGCGGGATCGGCCCCTTCTCCAAAATCTGCGACAACGAACACACGGCGGCGTCGTTGGGCCACTCCGAAATATTGAGCGTCGAAAACCCGCCATGCAGCCCGTGCCCTTGGCCCGGCAACCATACCTGCACTTGGCCACTTTCCGTCGAGTGGCGAACGCAGGGCATCATCTGCTCCGACAAGCGCCCCCAGGAAACAGCCGAAGGCGTTGTCTGGCATGTTGAGCCAGCCGGGGACGTTTTCGACAAGAAGGTTTCGAGGTCTAATTGCATGAGCGATTTCCATGAACCGGAGGGAGAGGTTGCCGCGGTCGCCAGCCACGCCGGCGCGCAGGCCCGCAACGCTGAAATCCTGACAGGGCGGGCCACCGACAAGCAGGTCCAGCCGACCGAACGCCGATGCGCGTTGCAGGAAGTCGTCGGCGGTTACGTCGCCAAGGTTCGTGCTGTCGGGGAAGCGCGCAGCCATAACGGCAGCCGGGAATTTCTCGATCTCGGCGTGCCAAAGCCATTCGAATTGCGGCCCGCCGAGCTCAGGGGCGCCGATCCCGGAAAAACAGGACGCCGCCCTTAGTCCGTTATCCACGATCCCCTCCCTTGATAGAGGGAGTGGTTTCGCGGGCGCGGAGGGCGGACTTCGCAGCATCAACGACGGCATAGGCAGCGCGGACAGTCTCCCGGCACGACTCATTGCTTTTCGCGCCGCACTTCGGACACAGCTTTTCGCCAAGGGAAAACTTGTTAGCGGGGCATTGCTTTTCGGCGTCGCGGAAAGCCGAAACCGTTTCGGCAAGCTGCTCGTCATCATGCGCCATCAGTCGCCCTCCCAATGCTCAAGGTCGCTATCGACAGCATCGGCTGCATCGTCGTAGTCGCGGGGTGCAGGGTCGCTGTCCCAATCGGTGCCCCAAGTGGCGATGGCCGATTCCATGCCCTCGTCGAGCGAGAGGCCGGGGACGCTCTGCATATAGCGCAGGGCCATGTGCTGGATCAGCATCGCGCGGAAGATGACCGGCGCAACTCCATCGGGAGCGGCAACGGGATAGTCGAGGTCCGCCATCACTTATTTCCCCTTCTTTTTAGTCGTGTGAGTATGGGTGCAGGGTTCGGGCGCATCCTGACGGACCGGGCCTGCGCCCTGCGGGTCAAGCCGCTGCGCGTCTTGAGCAAAGCCGCTAGTCCCTTGCGCGACGGGCGTGGACGAAGAGCCTTCATCCCATTCGCAATGATCGGACTGGCAAGACCACCAACCGGACCACGCCATCCGCGCGACCCGACCGCCACATGATGGGCACTTCACATTCATTGCTTACCGGCCCGAACCGTCGCGCGGTTCTGGATCGGAGCAAGGGCAAAGCGGATTTCGGCCAAGGCCTGCCGGTGGCTCTTACGGCTCTGCTCAAGCCGCAGAACCTCGCGCGCCTCATCTTCGGTAAGGAAGTCGCGCCAAGGGCGGCTGTTACGGGTTGGTGCCCACGCCATTACAGGATTTCTCCGCGAGGGTTGCAGACAGGGCATGCGCGCGCCTTGTCGCACCATTCGGGCTCTTTGCTGCCCCGGCAGAGATCATCGCAGCAGCCGTGCCGCCATCCGCCGTCGCAGTTGACGCAACCGATCTCGCTGCCTTCGTAATAATCGTCGAAGTCGTCATCCGGCGGGAGGCTCTCCACCGCGTTAGCGATGCCAGCTTGGCCCAAGACCGCAGGACTTGGCCGCGAAGCGGTGGCAGCGCGGGCCTCGTCAGAGGCAACGCCAACCTCTTGTGATCGTTCGCCAATCCAAGAGAGGGGAGCGTTTAGGGCGCGGGGGATCAAGCCGAGGGTGTGGAGGATGTTCATCATTCTATCCCTTTCCCGCCGATCCTGGGGGCTGCGAGGTGGATCGGCGGAATGTGCGCCTCGCGCGCGGTTGAACTCAGGCGGCGATCGGTTGGGCCTTCGCAGCGGCACGCTTCTCACGCTTCAGCGCGGCGTCGTTCGCGCGCTTGTTGCGGAGCTTTTCGGCGTCGGTTTTGAGGGCGGCGATTTCGATGCGAAGTTCGCCGATGTGCCTCGCCTGCGTCTGGATTGTCTCGCGATCGAGCAAGGCTTTGTGCCGCAGCGTGGCGATCGTGGTCGAGCTTTCAGCCAGATCCTTGATCGCCGTCTTGAACCGGGCATCGAGTGAATTCCGCTCCTTGACCGTCTCGGCTAGCTCGGATTTGATCGCGTCGCGTTCGCGCTCGATACTGTCGTCGCGGCGGAAGATGTTCAGGATGTTCATTCTATGAAAACGCCGCGCTTCTTAGGCTGGCCGGCGCCCTTCTCTTGGGGTTTCAGGTAAATCGTCCGAGTTCATCGCGCCGCCCGGTCGGATTGCCGGAGCGTCCGGTTTCGGAGAGCGAGCCGATGGGTTCGACGCCGCGTTGACGACGGGCATCATTGATTCGCGCGAGGCGATATTCAGGATCGGTGCGATACCGACGGTTGCGGCGGGCGGCGATGCGCTGACGGGTTTGGAGGGAGAGGGCCATCAGTCATCACCCTCGTAAGGCCCGCCATCATGCTGATCGCCATGATCCTCATCCGCGCGCCCTTCCTCGGCGTTCGGGGAATCTTCCGTCACGGTGTCGGCGCCTTCGCTCTCATCCTCGGCGTCGATCCGATGTTCCAGCGCGTCGAGGCGCGAGACATTCTTGACCTCGGCGTCGATGACTTGCGTCGGCGCTTCGATCCCGCCCATCGTTTCATCGCGCTCGAACACGTCGTCGTCGCGGTCTGTGGACATCGGAAGGCGCTTGGACAGGCGACGCATCACGGTCTTGCGGGCCATCTCTCCCCACCACGACACCCACGGCCCGTTGCCCTTGGCGCGACTGACGTTGCGGACCTTCTCGATTTCTTCGAGGCTCATCACTTCGAGCAGCCGCGAGCCATCCTTGAGAACAGCGGTGGCATAAGCGCCGATGGGTTTGCCGCGAGGCTGGTCGAGCGCGGGCGGGCTGTGCTCGACATCTTCGTCGAAGCCATATTTGACGACAAACACGTCGTTTTCATAGACGACCTGCGCCGATACCTTCGACACGTCGCCGGACTGCCGGATCTTTTTCAGGACGCCGGCGATCATCGGCATAGCCTGAACCTGTTGGCCGAATTTGACCAAGGCAGCTTCGCGGCCATCGGGGAGCAGCCCGTCTTGCGCGAGGCGAACGATCGCACCGAACAGGCTCTTACGGTCGCAATTGAGCAGGTCGGCATTATTCTGGATCGCCGTCATGGCGACGCGGCTGAATTTCTCGACGGTGACGTGCGCGGGCAATGCCATCTTCAATTCGGGCTGCATCTGGGTCAGGTTTTCGCGCAGCACCTGGATGGGGCTGGCCTGCTTGCGTTCGGCAAGTTGCTGGATGGTCATTGTGTTTTCTCCTTGATTGTGAAGCGGCGATAGGCCGCGCGTCCCTTGACGGCCTGGCCAACCATGTCGGCGGTTATGACGGAATCGGGCTTGCCGCCGACGAGTGGAGCGCGGCAGGTGAACCCGTCCACGATAGCCTCGCTATGGTCGCCCAGCTTTTCGAGCAGTTCGCACTTGGCTGCATCGACACGCGCGCTCGCAAGCGCCTCCGCTTCCTTGGCTTCCAGATATTCGCGGAGTAGTTCGGGCATCCGGTTGTCACGGCGCAGGTCTGTCGCCGTCGCTGCCGGGTTGCCGTAGAGTTCCGAGACGACGCGCCCGTCCTTGGCATAGTCCGGCTTCGGAGCCTTGCCCGCCTCGACCGAACGCCAAAACTCGATGACGCGCGCCTCGATGTCGGCGTAAATCTTCGGACGAAAATTATATTGGAACCGCCGCAGGTCATTGCCGCCGACGAGAACGATCAAATCGCCCCACTGGACCTTGGCGAGCCCCTGATATGACTGGCTCTGGAGTAGGTAATTCAGCGGCGGCTCTTCGCCCCATTCCTTCGCTACCAGCCAGTCGGCGGTCTTGACTTCGAGGATGCCGGGGCCGCGATCAGGACAGATGACGAGCTGATCGGGGTGTCCGCCAAGACCCTTGCCATTGTCTAACCGGTGCGGGGTCTCGACCGGCTGATAGCCCCACCGCTCACAAGCGGCTTCGACGATGACCTTTTCCAGCTTCACGCCCCAATAGACGCGCTCGTTTTCAGGGCTTCCGTCATGTTTGATCGCGTTGAAAGCAGGCGTCGATATGCCGCCAGTCTTGCGGTGCCACAGCTCAAAGTTGGTCAACCATGGCGAGGCGTCGAACAGGGCCGCGACCTCGCTGGCGCCGACGACGGACGCGCGGAAGGCGTCGTCGCTATCAATCTTTGCCGGCGCGTTCACATTCCACCCCCGATCACCGCAAAGCCAGCCGCAACAAACCACAGCGTCACGGCAATCCCGACCGCCGCGAAAAAGTCGCGCGCCGGAATGCTGGCGAGGATCGACATGGGCGTCGGGCGTTCGTCGCGAACGGCATCGACCTGCAACGTCTCGGGCGGGAGGATTTCGGGCGTCTGCGGATCGAAGGATGCGCGGTTGAAGGCTTCGAGGGCGTGGGCGTGGGTATCGATCATTTGGACGCACCCCATTTGTCTGCGTGTTGGTCGAGCATATGCTGACCGAACCCGACCATCTTGACGCGCTTGACGCAGAACGGGCAGGCAATGGTGTCGCCCTTTCGAATTGCATCGCCCAGTTGCTGGATTTTCGGCGCGGCTTTGACCGTGTACCGGCTGCCACGCCCGACACTCGGCTGGCGGCGCTCCTCGCGTTTGCAACTGGCACACAACGTCGCGAAACCGTTATCGGTGTCGATGAAGTCGCCGCACTGGCAACACATCGTGCCGTCAAGCATCGCTTCTGCAATATCGCCCATCATTTCGACTCCCGACAAGCCGCCTCGACCGACGCAATCGCGTCATCGACAAGGCAGGCAGAAAGGTTGGCGTCCCGGCGCACGAGCATGTCGCGCAGCTTGGACAGGGCGAGGAGCGCATCGTCGGCGATGGCTTCCTCGGCTTCGGTTATGCGAAGGGCGAGGGTCATCAAAATCCCCCCGTGAAGAGGGCGCCGACCAGCGCGATCAGGATCGAAACCGCGAACACGGCGATGATCTTGAGAGCGCGGGTCATTTGCTGTTTCCTTCCGCACCCCAAGCCTTGTGGCCGTCCCACCCGGATTCCGTGTTTTCGAGGCCAGCCATGTGCCAATCATCTCGATCAGGACCGGCGTAACCCGTCCGCTGGGTCTGGCGGATTGCCTTGCAGGACTTTGAGCAGAAGCGTGCCCAGCCGCGCTTACGGTCGGCCGTGCGGGCACGAAACGGATCGCCGCAGCGCGCACACTTGTAGATTTCGGTCGCGCCCCTCACAGCCCAATCGCCTGCAAAGCCGCAGCGGTGGCACGGCGGTTGGCGGCGCACTGCCGGTTATATTCGGGATCGCGGCCTAGCGCTTCGTCGGTCGCGGCAAGTCCGTCGTGACGCATCGCCTGCGCTTCGGCGTGATAAAAGGCAAACCGCCGCTCGCCTATCGTCATCGCCTCGAAATTGCGGATCGCGTTCTCGGGGACATGCGCCAGCGCTATCGCGCGGCGGTTGTCGTCGAAGGACTTTTTGAGGGCGGGGTCGTGAAGGGCCACTGTCGTCTCCATCTTTGCCCGCGTCTCGCGTCCCGGTTGGGAGGTCGGCGGGTGATGGAGGTGTTATAGATGCGGGTAATTACACGCGTCAAGCATAAAATGCGGGTAAGTTCCCGCAAGGCTCAAAATATGCCTTGGCGCCGGTTGTGGTTATCGGCTTTCATGCTTGATGGCTGAGGCAGCACTCGATAGGCCAATGATGGTGCAATACAGGGGCGACATTCAGATATTTCGGGCCGTGGCGGTTGCCGTCGTGGTGTTGTTTCACATGGGGGTTCCCGGATTTCAGTCGGGCTTTCTCGGCGTCGACATCTTTTTTGTGGTGAGCGGCTTCCTGATGCAGAAACTGCATCCGGCAGGGTCAACCGCGACATCATTCTACACTCGAAGGGCGCGCCGGCTGCTGCCAGCATATTTCGCGACAGTGTTTGCGACAGTTCTAGCCGCAGCTTTTATAACGCTGCCGATCGAGTTCGGGCAGGTCTCAGAGCAGGCATTATTCGCATCATTCTTCGCATCGAATTTCGGCTTCTGGGCGCAAAACTCATATTTCGCCAAGGAACAGTTCAACCCGCTGCTGCACCTCTGGTCGCTAGGCGCAGAAATCCAATTCTATCTGCTGTTCCCATTGATCGCGTGGGCCTGCCGGGGGAGAAGCTGGCTGCTTTGGCTCGTTATCATCGGCTCGCTCGGGCTGTGCTTCGCCCTTATGATGGTCAGCCCAAAAACCGCTTTCTTTATGATGCCAGCTCGATTGTGGCAGTTCGGCTTGGGCATGATGGCGGCAAACTGGACTGGCAAGACAGATAGCCGGATTGGTCTCGCGGGGCTGGTGGCCATGATCGCGATCCCGTTCGTGCCGCTTTCTGTCGACCAATCGGATCTGATATGGGGCCACCCCGGTCTTGCCGCTGTGGCCATCTCAATAGGCGCGGCCTTGGCGCTCGCGAACCCTCTTAGCCCTATCTTGGTGGCGTCGCGCATAGGGTTGGCCGCTCAGCGGCTCGGCAACATCTCCTACTCGCTCTATCTCGCGCATTGGCCGGCGCTTGTCCTGCTCCTCTATGTGCCGTTCGGTGGCACGGTCAACGCACCGCGGACGCCACCTCAATTTGTTGTCGCGGCCCTCCTGATCGCAGCTTTCACTATCCTACTTTACCGGGCTTTCGAAAAGCCGGGGCCGAAGATGTTTACCGTCCGTCGAAGCGTGGTGGCTGCTAGTGTCCTGCTTGTCGTTGGATTCGCGTCCGCGCCAATCCAGATGAAACGCTTCTCCCCCGCCGATCAGCAGATATTCAGAGGCTACACCGATCGCGCCGTCTATCGTTGCGGGAAGCTGGTTCGTATCATCGCGCCGCAAGAAAGTCTTTGCGCGGTGAGCGAGGGCAGGCGAACAATATTCCTGATCGGTGACAGCCACTCCGACGCAATCAAGACGACCTTCGCCGATGTCGCAGGGAAGGCCGGATTCAGGACTTACTTCTCGGTGGATAACGCGCCCCTTATAGGCGGCAAATTCGACATCGCCTGGCTAGTTGAACAAGCCAGAAGGCGCAAACCGGAAAGGGTGTATTTCCACTATGCCCCGAGCAACCTAGATGCGTCGAAAATTATTGAGGCTAGCCGCGCATTGGAGGCCTTGGGGATCGAGACGATCCTGATTGCCCCCGTTCCAGTATACCGGAATAACGTGCTTCTGACGCTCTACCTTCGGCACAAAGGCATCCCAGCCGAACCTTCGCAAAATCTCTGGGATTACGGCGATCGCAACGGCCAGAAATTGGCTGCTCTGGAAAGGGATGGCATTAGGATAATCCAAGCCGCGCCTTCGATATGCACCCCTAAATGCCGGATTCAAGATCCGACGGGGGCGCCAGCATATTTCGATGACGGGCACCTAACGCTGTCTGGCGCCAGGATGCTGCGAGAAAAATTCGAAAAGGACTTTAGCCGAAAGTGACCTGGATTCGCTGCCGATCACTTGATCGCATAATTCCAGTAGCAGTCTTCGCAAAGCGAAGCGTCGCAGCAATCTTCTCGATCGCAAATCTTCTTCGTTTCGAAGATCGCCTTCAAAAATAAGAGTATCCGTTTCATTCGCCTATTCTACCTCGATCGTCGATCGGGTGCAAGATAAGCGATTCTGGCCCGGCACGCTTGGGCGCGCCGTCCTATCTGCCGCAATCGCGCGCAAACCCCGACCGCCTTATACGTCAACCCGTATAAATAGGAAATCTGCGTCAAATCGCATTGGCTATCGTTAAAAAATGCGAAATAGGAACTTATATTCAACGTCTTAGAAAGTTTTCCACAGCCATGATCCTTGTTCCTATTGCTAGGAAATTTCCTAGACGTATAAGTACAAACACGGAACAAAGGTTGCTGCCTTGGCTATGGGACAAAATATAATTCTATCTGAGCCTGCCTGCCCACAGGAATGCGACGAATGCTCACTGCATTGCGCTGGTGTAGTCATGCTGCTGGTTGAGCTCCGCCGGGATCAGGAGCGGCTTCTGCGCGAGACAAGCCGGAATCCTCTGCCAGGCCTTCGTGAAGAGCTGCGACTTGTCGAAGGGCATCTGGAAAGCGCCTCGCAAGCTTTTGCGCGCGTTCGTCCTCAAAAGGATCAATCCCGACAGTCTCTAGCAGCGCAGCAATCGCATTGGTCAGCACGGCTGCACTAGGCAGTCGCATAGCGACGTCTGCGCCTTTTATATATTCCACGGGGTCGCGCCCCAAGGCGGCAACGATGCCGACGAACACGTCAGCGGATAATCTCTTGTCCTGACCATTGTTCAGGAAATTGCGATAAAAATCGGGATTGCTCCCACCTGTCGCAGCAAGAGAGAACTTGCGAGCCGAGCTGCGCTCGACCTTCTCAGCCATGTCGGCCCTTAGCTTTTCCATGTCGATCGTGGGAGCGCCGTCCATGAACGCGCTTATCAGCGCGCGGGTATTTTCCCGCAATATCGTGTAGAGACCCGCATATCCGCTTGACGTGCGGGTAATTACACGCAATATATCGCGCTCATGGAACAGCACCCTATCCTTAGCGAGATCGACGCGTTCATCCAGCAGCATGACATGGCCGAAAGCACATTCGGTCGGAGAGCGGCTGGCGATTGGAGGTTGATCAAGGAACTGCGCGGTCAAGATCGTGCCCGCCCACGACGGCTGTGGGGCGACACAGAACAACGAATTCGCCAGTTCATGGCCGAATATGTGCCTGCCGACCAAGCGAGCGCAGCATGACTCCGAACGCTCCCCACTGGGCGCAACTCGCCGGGGGACGCCAACCCGTCTCCCGGCCTTTTATCCCGAACACCCCCACCGGTACTCTCACAGCCGACCGCGCCGGCGGCTGCAATGGACGTGATGCGCTTTGCGTCAACGCGGGCCGACTGGGGGACATCACTGCTCCCGCGAATTTCGTCCCCGGCGCTGTTTTTTCCTTTGATCATGGGATTGTGTAATGGACTCGACCAACAGCAATGGCTTGCTTCCTTTGCCCCTGCCAACCCGAAATGAGCTTCGGAAGGCTTTGGCACAGATTATCAGGTCCGTTCAGGCTGAGCACGGCCTGACCGACGAGGCGCTGGCAGATCGTATCGGGGTCAGCGACGGCACGATCCGCAACGTCCGCAACGAACGCACCGACCTCAATCAAGAGACGATCGCCAAACTCGGTGCGCGCTTCGGTCCCGAATGCCTCGATCCCTGGTCCGCATGTTTCGGCGGCCGCAATGTCCCAAAGGATGCGTCGGATGGCCGCGTTTCGCTGACTGCGGTGACCGGATCGCTGCACAAGTTGTCGGTAGCCACCGATGATGCAAGCGATGGCGGGGCCGCGATAACGCACCGCGAGCTGGCTGATATGATCCCTGATTTGAAGGCGACGCAGCGGCTGGTCAATTCGCTGATCGCTCGGGCTGAGCGGATGGGGATGGCGGCGTGACCTGCCGTGACTGCAAAGGCCCACTCGGCGAGCACAACTCGTCTGGACGATGCCACCAATGCGTCTCGCGCGCGTGGACAGATGCTGAGACCGATGGTCTCGCGGACATGATCGCAGACGGCAATTCGTTCCAGCGCGCCGCCGATCTTCTCGGGCGCACGAAGAATAGCTGCATCTCCCGCTTCAGGCAGGCCATCGCCAAGCCTTTTGGGTGGCAGGCCGCGTGATCACCGACCGCATCAAACCTCGCGAGCGCGACGAGATCGTCGCCTATCTCGCAGCACGGCCGAGGACATCTTACGCCCGCGTAGCCCGTGCCCTTTCACGTTCGGCAACGACGGTGGCCGGTATCGCGCGCGCGAATGGGTTGGCGAGGGCGGGGCGATGATCCGCCTCCGCGACTACCAAGAAACCCTGATCGAGGGTTGCCGCCAAGTGTTCCGCAGCGGCGAGGACACGGTGCTTATCCAGCTGCCCACCGGCGGCGGCAAGACGATTACGAGCGCTTTCATGGTCCAGCGGTCGAGCGACAAGGGCCTCGTCTGCTGGTGGCTCGTCCATCGCCGCGAGATCATAGCGCAGGCGTCCAAGACATTTGCCAGCCTTGGCATCACGCACGGCATCATCGCCGGCGGGAATTGCACCGACCCGGCCAAGCGTGTCCAGATCGGCTCTATCCAGACGATCGTGCGCCGGCTGGACAAACTGACGCCTCCCGACATGATTTTCTTCGACGAGGCGCATCATATGGCGTCGGGGCAATATCAGCAGGTTTTTGACCGATTCCCCAAGGCTAAGAAGGTAGGGATGACGGCGACGCCTGCCCGCCTCGACGGTCGAGGTCTGCGCCAGTGGTTCGCGAACCTCGTCATGGGGCCGACGGTGGCGCTGCTGATCGAGCGCGGGGCATTGGCGCCGTATCGTCTGTTCGCGCCGCATGTTCCCGACGTTTCGCAGATAGGCACCATCGGCGGCGACCTCAAGCGCGGCGATCTGGCCGACGTGATGGACAAGCCGTCGATCGTGGGCAATGCCGTCGAGCACTATAAAAAACTGTGCCCCGGCAAACGCGCAGTCGCCTTCGCGGTCAATATTCAACACTCGCTCCACATCGTCGAGCAGTTCAACTTCGAGGGCATCCGCGCCGAGCATGTCGACGGCACTATGGACACAGCAAGCCGGGATGCTGCGATCCAGCGGTTTATCGACGGCGAGACGCTGGTGCTGTCCAATTGTGAGTTGTTCGGCGAGGGTTTTGACGTTCCCGCGATCGAGGCCGTCATTCTTCTCAGGCCGACGAAATCCTTGTCTCTCTATCTGCAGCAGGTCGGCCGCGCCCTTCGTCCTGCCCCGGGCAAGGATTATGCGATCATCCTCGACCACGCGGGCAACAGTTTGCCGCGCGAACTCAATGGCCAGGGTCACGGCTTCCCAGACGACGACCGCGAATGGTCGCTCGACGATCGCCCCAAGCGCAAGTCCGGCGAAAAGTCCGAAGTCACCATCCGCACCTGCCCTGAATGCTTTGCCGTGTTCCGTCCCGTGCCCTCGTGCCCGAACTGCGGCCATGTCTATGTCGCGCCCGTTCGCGAGATAGAACAGGTCGAGGGCGAGTTGCAGGAAATCGACGTTGCGGCTTTGCGTCGGGCTGAGTCACAGGCGAAAAAACTCGAACAGGGCAGGGCGCAGTCGATCGACGACCTGATCGCGATCGGTCGCCAGCGCGGTCAGCGCAATCCCGAGGCATGGGCGCGGCATGTCGTGCAAGGTCGCGAGGAAGCCGAACGCTTCGCCAATTCGCTCGGCATCACCCCGATGCAGGTAAAGGCCTATCGCAAGGAAGGGATGCCCGCGGCGTCGAAGGGCGCCGTTGCCTGCCTGATGTGGATCCGCGCCGAGAAGCCGTCGGTGTTTCAATGGATCGAGCGCGAGCATCCCGAGATTTTCACCGGGGCGGTGTTGCGAGAGATTGGTTCTGATGTGGGGATGGCGGCGTGAGCTGGTCACCTCAACAGGAACGCGCCATTGCCGACGTTAAGGCATGGCTGGCCGATAAGTCCGGAAAGCAGGTGTTTCGTCTGTTTGGATATGCCGGAACGGGTAAGACGACGCTCGCGAAGGAGCTGGCGCAGTCGGTCAAGGGGTCGGTGCTCTATGCCACGTTCACCGGCAAGGCGGCGCTGGTCCTGCGCAAAAAGGGCTGCGACGAGGCATCGACCATCCATTCGCTGATTTACAAGGTCGACGTCAACGAGCGCACTGGCGAGGCGACGTTCACGCTCAATGACGAAAGCGACCTGTGCGACGCCGCGCTTCTGATCGTCGACGAGGTGTCGATGGTCGGCGGCGAATTGGCGAAAGACTTGTTGTCATTCGGCAAACGCATCCTCGTACTTGGCGATCCTGCCCAGTTGCCGCCGGTCAAAGACGAGGGTTTCTTCATCAATTCGGCGCCCGATGTCATGTTGACCGAGGTGCATCGCCAGGCGGCAGAAAACCCGATCACGCGGATGAGTATGGAAATTCGCGAAGAGGGTCGCCTGACCCCAGGCGCCTATGGTGATAGCCTCGTCACCGCACGCGCTGACATAGGGCATGAGCGCCTTCGTGAATTGGTGCTAGGCGCCGACCAACTGCTGTGCGGCATGAACCGGACGCGCGTGGCCTATAATCGCCGCATTCGCGCTCTCAAAGAATTGGCTGGCGATGCCGAGGACTACCACCCGACCGTCGGCGATAAGCTGATCTGCCTCCGAAACAAAAAGGCAAAAGGCATCTTCAACGGCGGCATGTGGATGGCCGACAGCGTGGCCGACAAATTCGGATGCCTGTCGATCGAGGTCACATCGCTCGACGAGGACCGCGACCCTTTGACCGTCGAGGTTGCTGAGGAATTCTTCGTTGGTGCCGAGCATAAGATCGAATGGCGCGAACGCCAGAAATACGACGAATTTACGTTCGGCTGGGCGATCACCTGTCACAAATCGCAGGGCAGCGAGTGGGATGACGTGATCGTTTTCGATGAAAGCGGCGCGTTTCGCGATGCCCGGTCGAACTGGCTTTATACCGCCGTCACTCGTGCCGCAAAGACTGTCACGGTGATCCAATGAGCGCCCCCCACGACGACCTGGTCAAGAAAATCCGCATCTTCATATCTGAGATCGGCGGCCTGTCATGCCACATCGAAACCCCGGGCCTGTTGTTCGACAAGGCCGGACGCCCGGTGAAGATCGGCAAAAAGGGACGCCTCGACATCTCAGCATGTATCAAGGGCCGTTCGGTCTGGATCGATGCCAAGATCGGGCGGGACAAGCTCAAGACCGATCAGCAAAAATTTGCCGATGCTGTCGTTCGCGCCGGCGGCCTCGCGTTCCCGGCATGGTCCGTCGATGACGTCAAAAATACCCTTCAATTGGAGGGTTTGCTGTGAGGCGCCGCGACATCATCATGGCGTCGTCACTCGGCGCCGAACTGGCAACTGAACAGGTTTTCGGTCCCATCCTTGAAGCGATCGACCAGCCGATGAACTCGATCGCCGACGTACGCGCCATGTCGAAACTCTGCGACGAAATCCACCAAGCCCTCGACGCCCACGAACCAGACACGCCGGACAAACTGTGGCGCGCGGCCCGCCGAACAGAACGGACAAAATGGGAATCGGCGCACCAGTGGAAGTGCCGGATGCTCGACCTGAACCCCGCGACGACGCCAACGCTGGCGCTCGGGGGCATGACGGCGGTTAATCTCGACGGGTGGAAGCTGGCAATTGCCGTCCCCGCCCCCAGCCCGATGACGACCGATCATATCCCGATCACCGACATCGTGCTGATTGACGGCAAAGGACGGGCATCAATCTTTAAGTCGAAGGCGCCTCAATTGATCGAGCCGATCTCCACCAGGAAATTCACTGTCCACTCCGACGCCAAGACATGGGCGCGGGAGTTTGCCCGGTCGCGCCTTGAACACGTCCACTCGGCGCGCATTGCCCAGCGCGAGGCGAATATCCCGCCAGCGTGGCATGGTCGCCCCCCTTCGGCGCTGGCGATTGGCAAAATCGAGAAAATCGACTGGCCTTTCGCCGAGGAAATCACCGCTGGCGAAGGCATCGACGTCAAGACGCTGAACCGCATGATCCGCAAGCCCATCCCGCGCGTACACGCGCCCACCAATTATCAGAGGGCAGCATGACCATGGCGGCCAAAGTCCACGAACTTCACGCCTGGCGGCATAACCTCCAGATGGGCGACAAGGGTCCGAAGCGGAATCTGACCAACACGATGGCGCATATCCGCGGCCTGCCCGAGCTCGGCAAAAACCTGCGCTTCAACGAGATGACGCAGGAAATCGAATGGCGCGGCAAGCCGATCGAGGATCCCGACGTCGTCGATATCCGGCTCTTGATGGAGCGCGAGAATTATCAGCCGCAGGATCGCGACGTGCGACCTGCCATCGATCGCGTGTGCCGCGAATCCGCGTACAACCCCGTCGTAGATTATCTGACCCCGCTGAAATGGGACGGGACCAAGCGCCTCCACCGGTGGATGCAGACGCTCCTCGGCGCGCCCGATACGCCATTCGTTCAATTGGTCGGCCCGAAAGTGCTGATCAGCGCCGTCGCGCGCGCGATGGAGCCGGGATGCAAGGTCGACACGATCGTCGTCCTCGAAGGCGATCAAGGGCTCAAGAAATCAAGCGCCATCGCGACGCTGTTCGGCGAGGAATATACGGCCGAGTCCGTCAGCCTGTTCGATCAGCATAGCAAAATGGTCATGCAGATGATGGGCGCGTGGTGCGTCGAGCTGGCCGAATTCGTCGCCGTCATCCGCAAGGACATGAATGCCGTCAAAGGCTTGATCTCGATGCGCTCCGATCGCGTCGTCCTGCCTTATGCCAAGTCGGCGTCGACCCATCCTCGGCGGTGCATATTCTTCGGCACGATCAATCCCGACGACATGGGCTATCTGACCGACGGCACCGGAAACCGGCGCTATTGGCCCGTCAGTGTCACGAAGATCGACATCGCCGGCATCATCGAAAAGCGCGACCAGCTTTGGGCCGAGGCGTATCACCTATATCGCGAGGGCGAACGCTGGTGGCTTGATGGGGATGAGAATGCTTTGGCGGATGTCGAAACATCCGAACGCCAAGAGCAGGACGCTTGGGCTCCGGTGCTCTCCGACAAGTTGTCCAATCTGACGGAGGTAACATCCGACCGGGCGCTCACCGAATTGGGCATCCCTCACGAACGAAAGGACAAGCGCGCCCAGATGCGCGTCGCCAAGGCGCTTAAAGAGATCGGCTTCGTCTCGAAAACGCCGAAAGATCGAAACGGAAAAACCTACCGAATATGGGTGAGGCCGACATGATAAAGCCCCCTCAGAGGTCGTGGAAAGGTCGTGGAAAGGTCGTGGAATCCACAACCTCAGGTCGTGGAGACGTGCGCCCGATCCATTTTCGAGGTCGTGGAACACAACCTCTCCACAACCTATTTTCGAGGTCGTGGAAAGGTTGTGGAGCCTTAGAGAATCCACCCCTTTTTATACTTCTTCCACAACCTAAAAGAGAAAAGAAAGAAAAGAGGGAGGATAGCCTCCCCCAAAGTCTTTCGCGCTTTTTGGCCGAGGTTGCGGAAAAGTGACCGTCCAGAAACTCCACCTCGACCTGATCGCCTTCCGACAGGGCAGCATCGACATCGACGAACTGCGCCGTCGTTTCCCGACTTGGCAGGTCTCGAGGGAATATGCCCTGTTCTGCGTCGAGCACGCCAAAGCCAACCCCATCCACAAGCGCCAGACCGGAGACCTATTCACATGAACGCCATGACCGTCCTTGAACATGCGCCCACCCCGATCGTCACCCTCGAAGCATGGGCGACCGACATGCGCCGGCTGATTGCCGACAAGCGCAACGTCGAATGGCAGATCGCGGATGCCCTCGAATTTGGCCAGGCGCATTTCGGCGAGGATCCGCAAATGCAGCTTTTCCTCGAAGCGATAGGGTATGACCCCAAACGCGCCATCTCCGACGCCAAGGTCGCGCGCCTCATCCCCCCGTCATGGCGCACCGACAAAGTCTCGTTCGACGTGTGCAAGCAGATCGCGAAGGTCGAGGATGAGGCGACGCGGCAGCGGATGCTCAAGCAGGCGGTCGACGAGCATTGGAACGAACGCACGGCCCATCACCATGTCGTCGAGCACAAGGTCGAGACGGGCAAGCTGTTCGACGATGGGGATGAGGTCTCGCGCATCGCCACCGAGATCGTGCGCTGCTGGAACCGGGCGACACCGGATGCGCGGGAGTATTTCTATCAGCTGGCCGAAATGGCGGCTTCGACCGGGTTCGGGGCTATTGATGAGGATGCGGCGTTGTGAGTGACCTGATTCAGAAAATCGCGCTGGCGATCGACCCGCTGACTTTTCGGTCTCGCGAAAAATTCATCGCCTACTGCCTCAAGGATGGCGACGACCAAGAGACAGCCGAGCGATATGCCCAGATGACCTATGGCGGAAACATTGAACAGGCGCTCCACAATGCCACGCAGGCTCTCGCGGCAATCAAGAGCGCGGGCTATGCGGTGGTTCCGATCGCCAAGATGGATGAACTGGTCATCGCCGCCGGGAATTGCTGGGGCGCTGGTTCCGAGCAGCACAACCTTGTGCGGGATATGGCCGACCTGATCGCCAAGCACCGCCCGATCGTGCCAGCCTTGATTGCAGACGGAGCCGTCCAATGACCATAGCAACCCGCCCCCGCCCATACTCCACCAAGACCCTGCGCCCACCCGCGCCGGAATTTGAGCCGACGTTCGTCCAGCACGGATGGTCGAAGGTAAATCGCATGTTCGGCAAACGCTGCGCCCATCGCTGGTACATCATGCTCGGCGGGGAGCGGTTGAAGGCGGCTCGGGTGCGGTTTTTGAGGAATGAAGCATGACACCGAAGCAAGAGGCTTTCGTCCGCGAATACCTGATCGACTTGAACGCTACTCAGGCGGCAATTCGGGCTGGGTATAGCGAAAAGACGGCTGGGCAGATCGGTGACGAGAACCTCAAAAAACCTGAAATTGCGGCAGAAATCCAAGCGGCGATGGACAAACGAGCCCAACGCACTGAAATAACGGCAGATTATGTGCTCGGCACCATCGTATCGACAATCGAGCGATGCAAGCAGGTCGAGCCGGTGCTTGATCGTAAGGGCGAGCACGTGATGACCGAGACCGAGGACGGTGGCATGGCGCTGGCCTACACGTTCAACGCGATGGGCGTGCTCAAAGGCGCCGAACTGCTCGGCAAGCACCTGAAACTTTTCACGGACAAGACCGAGCATAGCGGACCGAACGGCGGGCCTATCCCCACAAAGATCGTCATCGAAGCGGCGAAGTGACCGAAGCCCGAATTATACTCCCCCCCAAGCTCGTCCCGATCTACGCCCCGCCGCGTGGTTCCGTGCAGTATCGCGCGACAAAGGGCGGACGAGGGTCGGCAAAGTCGTTCAGCGCGGCGCTTATGGCGGCCGTGTGGGGATATGCCGAGCCGTTGCGCGTGCTGTGTACCCGCGACCTGCAGGTGTCGATCAAGGAATCGTTCCACGCCGAACTGAAATCGGCCATCGCCACCTACCCATGGCTTGAGGATCACTACGACGTCGGCGTCGACTATCTGCGCGGACGCAATGGGACCGAGTTTCTTTTCCGCGGGCTGCGGCACAATACCGGCGGCATCAAGTCGCTGGCAAAGATCGACCTGACCATCGTCGAGGAAGCGGAGGACGTCGCAGAGGCGTCCTGGCTGGCGCTTGAGGCCACGGTGTTTCGCCAACCCAATTCGGAGCTATGGGCGATATGGAACCCGCGGCTTGACGGCTCCCCCGTCGATAAGCGTTTCGTCAAAACCCCTCCGACGAACGCCCTGATCACGGAAATCAATTGGAACGACAACCCATTCTTTCCTCCCGGCCTTGATGCGCTGCGCAGGCGTGAACAGGAGCGATTGGACCCCGCTACCTATGCCCATATTTGGGAGGGCGCGTACCTGACGAATAGCGATTCCCAAGTGTTCGCGGGCAAGTGGCGGCAAAAGGAGTTCGAGCCATCATCGACGTGGGACGGCCCGTATCAGGGCGGCGACTTCGGCTATGCGCAGGATCCGACCGCGGCGGTGCGAACCTATATTCACGGCGACACGCTCTACATAAGCCACGAAGCCGGCGGTCGGGCGATTGAGCTCGACGCCATTGCCGCGCGGGTCAATGAGGACATTCCCGGCTATGACGACCATATCAGCCGGTGGGATAGCGCCTCGCCCGGTTCGATCAGCATCCTCACCCGGTCCGGCCTGCCCAAAGCGATCGGCGCCGAAAAATGGCAGGGCAGCGTTGACGACGGCATCCGCTTCCTGCGCGCCTTTCGCGAGATCGTCGTGCATCCGCGCTGCGTCAACGTCATCAAGGAAATGCGCCTCTACAGTTACAAGGTAGATCGCCTCACCGGCGACATTCTGCCGGTGCTGGTCGACGCGAATAACCACTGGATTGACGCCATCCGCTATTCGGTGTCGCCGCTGATCAAGATGGACGGGTACGACTATGGGGCGGCGCTGCAAAACGCGCTTTGATGGCGGTAGGGCTGAACTTCCCATCCAAGCATAACCGCGCCCCATGGGCATCGTGCGCAATTTCGTTGACGGGCTGCAAAATGTCGTCACCGGCCTAGGGACGCGCTCCGATGCGCGGATGGGCCGAACCTATGCGTCGCTCCACCTCACGCCAGTCCAGATCGAGGAAGCGTTTGAGGCTAGCCCGTCCCTGCGCAAAGCCATCAATATCCCAGCTACCGATCGCATCCGGGCTTGGCGCGACTGGCAGGCGACGAAAAAGCAAATCGAGGCGATCGAGGCCGAGGAAGAACGGCACCAGCTGCAAGCCAAGACCAAACAGGCCGAAATTTTGCGCGGGCTTGGCGGAGGCGCGCTGATCCTTGTCGCTGCCGGTGATCCTGCCATGCCGATCAACGTGACGGGCAAGATGGGCCTTGTCGCCATCAACGTCGTTACCCGCTGGCACCTGACTGGCGAGGAATGGGATGAGGAAATCACCAGCCCGACCTATGGCCAGCCGAAATTCTGGACGTTCAACGGCACAAATAACCGCACGCGTATCCACCCGTCGCGCGTCGTATGCTTCCGAGGCGAACCGCTGCCGTCGATGTGGCGCGGAAGTCATGAGGATCGCTATTGGGGCCGCGGACGTGTCCCGTCGCTGCTCGAATCCGCGCAGAACCTAGACGAGGCGCTGGCGACGTTCGCGGCGATGATCAAGGACTCCCTCAACGTCGACATCGGCGTGTCTGGGTTGCTCGACATAGTCAGCACCACCGACGGCGAGGCCCGCTTGATGCGCCGCCTTGGTTTGATGGTGCAAGGGTCGTCCGTGTTCAACGGCAAGCTCTACGACCTGGGCGACAAAGACGGCAAGGGCGGCGAAAAGCTCGAACGCCACCAAGTGACGTGGACTGGCATCCCCGAGATCATCCGTGGCTTTGCTGAGGCTTTCTGTGCCGCCTCCGACATTCCGTTCACCCGCTTTTGGGGGACTTCGGCGAAGGGGTTGAACGCGACCGGCGAAGGGGACGCGAACAACTGGCGCGAAACCGTCGAGACCGGGCAGAAAATAGAGACCAAGCCTTGCCTTGTTCAGGTCGATGCCGCGCTCATCCCGTCTGCCCTTGGTTCGCGGCCGCCCGAAATCTGGTGGCAGTTTTCGCCGCTCAACATTCCGACCGAGACCGAGGAAACAACCCGCTTCAAGACGTGGACCGAGGCGATGGACAAGGTTTCGATGTCTGGCGCCATTCCCGAGGTCGCGTTCAACGAGGCCTATCAGAACGGGCTGGTCGAGGCGGGTTGGTTGCCGGGGCTTGATGCTGCCCTTGACAAGATCCCCGAAGCAGAACGCTTCGGCGGCGCATCCGAGGACGACGGCACGGACCCGAGCGCATTGACACAGGAGGGAGGTGATCCGGTATCTCGTGGGGGCGGGGCGCGTGTCCCCGCTGCCCGTGCTGCGAATGACAGCTTCGCCCGCCTGTTCACCGACGCCACCCCGCGCCCGCTCTATGTCCGCCGCGACCTGAAACCAGCATCGGCAAAGGCGCTGATCGCATGGGCGAAGGCAAACGGCTTCACGACGACGCTCGATCCATCGGACATGCACGTCACCGTCCTCTATTCGAAACAGCCCGTCGACCCGATGAAAATGGGCGAGACGTGGGGCAATGAGGACGATGGCGGATTGACGGTCAAGGCAGGCGGGCCGCGCGCGCTGGAACGCTTTGGCGAGGGTGCTGTGGTGCTGCAATTCGCATCGTGGAACCTCGCCTCGCGCCATGACGACATGGTGCGAGGCGGGGCATCGCATGATTATCCCGAATATCTGCCTCATGTGACGATCACCTATTCGGCGCCCGCGGGTCTGGATTTGGAGGCTGTGCGTCCGTTCACTGGCGAACTGGCGTTCGGGCCTGAGATTTTCGAGCCGTTGGATTTGGATTGGAAAGGCAAGATCAATGAAGCGTGAAGGCTATGTTGACCTGACCCGCGAAGGATGGGGCGGCGATATTTCGTCGGGTTCGTGGTGAGAAGCCTCATCAACCGCGTCCTGCGCCCGTTCGGATGGCGCATCGGACGCATCATTCGCGTCGAGCAAATGGTCGGCGGCAATCTGGTTGAACGTCCGCTGCCGACCGGCTGGCGGGCCTATCTGGTGATGCCGCTGCGGAAAGCCTGATGCGCTACGACCTGGCCGCGATGTCGAGGCGCGCACGCAATATCCGCCGATCCGCTATCGTCCTGCGCGAAGTCTCAGCGCCGGCGATGCTCGCGACCGACCTGTTCAATTCTGTGTACCGAGGCGTAATCCAAGTCTGGACCCAGGCCGCCCCCTCGATCATCGACGAATACGCCCGCACCCTCGCATCCCTCACCACTGACGCCCCCGCCGACATCCAAGCGCAGATCGACGGGGCAGAGGCGGCGTTTCAGCGGTTGTTTTTTGCGTTGATGCCTTCGCTCAGGGATTGGACGCTCAAGGTCGAATCGTCCGTGCGATCCAAATGGCGCGGCGCCATCCTATCCGCGACCGGCGTTGACCTGCAAACCATGCTCGGCCCCGACGACGTGCGCGACACGCTCGACGCCTATCTGCGCTGGAACGTCGACCTCGTTGCCGACGTGTCCGCACAGATCAAGAAACGCATATCCGATGCCGTGTTTTCGGGCCTGACCCAGCGCAAGCCCGCGCGTGAGGTGGCGAAAGAGATTTCGGATGCGGTGGGCATGGGGCGCGATCGTGCGCGCCGGATCGCCGCCGACCAATTGTCGAAGCTGTCGAACAGCCTGGCCGATGAACGCCGGCGCGAGGCCGGGATAGAAGTCTGGGCATGGATACACTCCGGCAAGCTTCACCCGCGCGCCCAGCATGTCGCCCGCGATGGGGTCTATTATTCGGATGTGGCTGCGAATGTCGGCAAGTCGGTCGATGGGCGGACGGTTAATGCGCCACCCGAGCGTGGAGACAGACCGGGGCAGCCACCGTATTGCGGATGCCGGTCGCGGTCGGTGCTGGTGTTTGAGTTTGACGAATAACGCTAGGCTTTTCGGGCGATTCTGCTACCATTTCGGGCCGACGGTGCGACAACACCGCCGACCCTGACCTTAGACGATCATAGGAGGATCGAATGGCTGAAACGTCTATGGCGAATTTGAGCGCCAGCATCAAAGAATTTGGTGACACCTGCCAACGAATTGCGGGATATGCGCGCGGCGTGATGCGCATCCGTGACCCGGAAAATCTCGCCCTCGTCAACTGCCGCGATGGCGACGCCCGGTGGCTTGAGATTGAACCGATCGATGTGCGTAAGAAGCATTTTTCGCGCGGCACCGTTATCACCCGCAAGCCGCTTGGTTATCAGCCAGATTTCGTCGTCGTCAACGGAGTGACCTATCGACCGGACACGGCAGCATGACCAGCCCCCTCGAACGCGCTGCCCGCATAATTGCTGGCCCGCGCGCCGACGAAATGGTTCAAGCTGGCAACCCAATCGGCGAGCCATGCGACTATCCAGCGTGGATGCTTTGCCTTCCTGACGCGCGCTCCATCCTCGAAGCTCTGCGCGAACCGAGCGAGGGGATGGTGGCGGCAGTGTCCGACATGAGCTTGATGGACAACAACCCGACGCAGGATTGGCAAGCCATGATCGACGCCGCATTGAGCGAGGGCGGGTGATGGCGCGGCTCATTGTCTATGACCATCCCAACCGCGTCTTCAAAGACGAATTTTGGGATGAAAGCGCCCAACGGACCAGCGGCTATCGCTCGAGAGGCGACTTTGGCAGCGAGCCGGTCAAGCGCGGCGAGCTTTGGGCTTTCGCTGTCGTTCTGGAAGAGGAATCCGACGACGACGAGCGGGAATTGTTCGAGGACATTGTGCATCTGCGCCCGCCGTTCACCTTTGCTGAGGTGCAAATGTTCCACGGCGACCTTTGCGCTATCGGATTTTACCCGAAGCCCACCGATTAACCTAACGGCGGTAACCGCATAACAGGGTGATGCATAACGTGCTCGCCCAAGATGTTCTTTACCGACGCCCTCACGCTCGACGCGCCCCGCCGGACCAAGGACGGATACCTCGCCGTGCGGGCAAAGGCTGCGCGCACCGGCGTCTACGATTATGCCGGCTCCGAGGTCGATCCCAAGAATGAGCACGGCCTGCGCGACACGCCCATCGTCAAGGTGCTGCGCGACGACACAACCGTTTTCGACAACGCCAGCGCTCGCAGCTTCATCGGCAAACCGATCACCGACGACCATCCGAGTGCGCCGGTAAACTCCACCAACTGGAAAGATCTCGCGCGCGGCACCGTCATGGGAGCGATGCGCGATGGCGACTATCTCGCCTTCGATCTCTTGCTCACCGACGCCGACGCCATCGCAAAGGTCGATGCTGGCAAGCGCGAGCTGTCGAACGGCTATTCGACCGACCTGCAATTCGGTGACTTCACCGCGCCCGACGGCACCAAATGCCAGGCGCGCCAGACTTCCATCGCGGGCAATCACGTCGCCCTCGTGGATCGGGGCCGCGCCGGCTCCGAATGTGCGATCAAGGACGGTTTTGCCGCCTGCGACGCGCTTCCTGCGGACATTTTCGACCGCCTCACCTCCACTGGAGACATACCCATGAAAACTCTGACGATCGACGGGCTTCGTGTCCCGAACGTCTCCGATGAAGCGGAGGCGGCAATTGTGAAGCTGCAGGCGGATAAGGCCGCTGCCGACAAAGCGCTGGCCGATGCCCAGACCGCCCACGACAAGGCGCTCGCGGCCAAGGACACCGAGATCGACGATCTCAAGACCAAGGTTGTCGATCAGACCAAGATCGATGCGCTCGCCGACGCGAAGGCCGATGCCGTCACCAAGGCCAAGGCGCTGCTCGGCGACAAGGCGCCCGATTTCGCTGGCAAGAGCGTCGCCGACGTTCGCCGCGAGACGGTCCGCCTGATCAAGGGCGACACTGCCGTGGCCGACAAGTCTGACGACTATATCGACGCCCGCTTCGACGGCCTCACCGAGGGCAAGACCGAAGCCAACGACAACCGCACGGTCCAGCCCATCGGCACCCCGCGCATCCTCGCAACCGACAATGCCAGCGTTCGCGATGCCGCGCGCATGGCGCAGTACGCATAAGGAGCGTTCGACATGGCTGAACTCCAGACTTCCTACACCGAGACCGTCGCCAAGGGCTATCCCGGCATGGTCGCCAATGGCGAAACGTCGAACCGCATCACGCGCACCTGCGAAACGGCTGCGGGCGTTGCTTTCGGCCAGCCGGTCTATCGCGGCACTGGCGATCATGGCTGCACGGCCACGGTCGGCACGCTCGCAACCTTTCTCGGCTGGACCATCGCAAATGCCGGGCAGGCTGTCATCGCCGGCCAGGATGCCGACGAATATCAGCAGTACGACAACGTGGCGATCATGACGCTCGGCGCGATTTTCGTGAACGTCAAAGGCGCAGTCACCGATGGCGCCGCGATCACCGTCGGAACTGGCGGCGGCGCGGCCGACCTGATCGGCGCCACCGCTGCCGATGCCACCCACATCGCGACCGGCTGGATCGCGGACGAAACCATCACCGACGGCCTGTGCCGTATCGTGAAGCGCTAAAGGGGCGACTGATATGAACGCTATCACCAATTTTTACGACAGCGCAGCGGGCCGCATCACCGACCCCGGCGCATTCCTTCTCGCGGACGCTGGCCTGAAAAAGCAGGTCATTGCCATGTGGGCGGGCGACAACGCCCGTCACGCCGCGACCTTCGCCGACAAGGTGGATGCGTTCATGAGCGACGCGCAGGTGGGCTATGCCTTCCTGACGCCGCAGCTCTACCGCATCGAAACCGAAGTCTACATGACGAAGTATCCGAGCTTCGACATCACCCGCTTCATGACGGTCGATACGTCGGGCGATATGTGGGACGTCGGCACGCTGGTCTATTCGATGGATCAGGTCGGCCAGGCCGAGTATCTGGCCGGCGGCGCGTTCGATATGCCCTATGCCAGCACGAAGATGACGCAGTTCACCAAGAACTACCATCTCGCCGGCATCGGCTACGAATGGAACACGCAGGAACTGCAGCGCGCCGCTAAGCTCGGCCGCTCGCTCAGCTCGGACAAGGCCGGTGCGGCCAAGCTCGCCGCCGATCGTTTCATCTACACGATCGCCATGAACGGGCAGACCCCGGCTGGCGTCGCGGAAAAGGGCGGCACGGGCTTCATCAACAACGCCTCTGCCCCGTCGGCTCAGGTTGCCAACGACGGCACCGGTCCCTCGCGCCTGTGGTCGGCCAAGACGCCGGACCTGATCCTGCGCGACATCAACGAGGCGCTGACTGCCGTCGAAACCGGCACCGGCGAGACGATGATTGCCGATACGCTGGTTCTGCCGACGTCGCGGTACAACTACATCGCCACGACCCGCGTGGGCGACACGAACGCGACGATCCTGTCGTTCCTGCTCGCCAACAACGTCGCCGGTGAAGGCCTGACCATCCTCAAGAGCCGCGCGCTCGAGACGGCTGGCACGTCGACCAGCACCCGCATGATCGCCTATGCGAACAACGCCCAGGTGCTGAAATTCCACCTGCCCGGAGCCCACCAGTTCCTTCCGCCGTTCCAGAAGTCGAGCATGACCTACGAAGTCGGCGGCATCATGAACGTCGGCGGTGTCGAAGTGCGGCTTCCCAAGGCGGTCGTGTACCGCGACAGCTTCTAAGGAGCGAAGACCATGGCGAAAGTCACCAACATCTCGAATGGTCCGCGTGGCGCCTATCTCGGCAAAGCGCTGGTCATGGCAAACCCCGGCGAGACGATCGAAGCCGACGATTTTGCCGACGAGTGGTTCGAGGAAGGCGAGGGCGGGCTTTCGAGCATGTCCGTCGCCGACCTCAAGGCGCTCGCTGCATCCGAGAATGTCGACATCGGCGATGCATCGAAGAAAGCCGACATCATCGCCGCGATCGAACTCGCACGCGAGGGCTGATCGACCAACCTCTCTGGGGCGCAAAGGGCGGGTCGTGAAAGCGCCCGCCCTTATTTTTAAGGACCGAATATGGCACTTCAATACTCCGTCGCTGTCCGCAATGCCCGTCTCGACGTGGTGGAATCGACGATCGGCACCAGCGCGATTCTCAAGATCCGCACCGGCGCCGCTCCGGCATCGTGCGCGACGGCGGATAGCGGCACTGTGGTGGCGACGTGCAACCTCCCGTCGGACTGGATGGCGGCCGCCTCGAGCGGCACCAAGGCCAAGTCGGGTACATGGGAAGACACCAGCGCCGACGCAACCGGCACCGCGGCCCACTTCCGCCTCTATGCATCCGACGGCACGACCTGCCACGCGCAGGGCACGGTTACCGCTTCGGGTGGCGGCGGCGACATGACCGTGGATAATGTGAGCTTCGCCGCGGGTCAGGCTTTTTCGATCACTGGCTTCACGCTGACCGCGGGCAACGCGTAATCCCTTGACGGGCGGGAGGTAGGCCCGTGGCAGCCCGCCAATATTACTCGGCGTCCAATGCTGGCCCGGTCAACAACACGTCCAATTCGACGTGGGCGTCTGTTGTCACGCTTGACGAGTTTACGCCCGACGTAAGCAGCCCCTATGCGTTCCTCTGGTCCTGCGGGGTGCAGAATGCCAGCAACGCGACGGCAGACGCCGACTTGCAGGTTCGGTTCGGGCCGGTCGGGTTCGAGACGACGATTGCGACGCTCAATTTCGAGAGCGCAAACACCGCGGAATATCCGCAACTGGCCGGCATGTTCTTCCACGACGAGGACGTGGCCCCAATCGGTGTCTATGCCGACGTCTCGATCAAGCCCGAGACGAACGGCAACTCGATCAACGGCAAGAACGGCCATATCGTCTCGATCAAACTGGGGCCGAATGATGCCAAGGCGCAGAGCCTCGCCCGGCAGACGACGACATCCACCACCCCGTCGGCAGCGGTGTCGGTCAATTTCACCAGCGATGGCGGCAATTATGTCGTTGTCGGCTCTGGCGAGTTCGACTGCAACACCGCGAGCGTCCCAGTCTATATCCAACTGACATGCGACGGGGTCAGCACGTCGCAACTCGGCGCGCGAACGAACGACGCTACCAATTTGACCCCGGCGATGATGGTGTGGCGCTTCATGGCGGTTCCTGCCGGTTCGCGCACGGCGTCCTTCGACTTCCGCGCTCATGGTGTCGCTCAGGTCAGCGGCATCACCAACGCTCGCATACTCGTCGTGTCCGAAGCGGACTTCGATGCGGTCTACGGCAACCAGCTAACGTCCGACAGCGCAGGGACGCAATCGAGCGCGACGGCGATCACGTTCACGGAAACCCTAAGTGCCAATCCGCACCTGCTCTTGGGCGGCTGGGGCACGTCATGCACGACTTCTGGCACCAACGTGACCACTCAGGTGACCGAGGCGGGTTCGGACATCGCGGAAAGCATCCGTCGCAGTTACAACGCCGCTCAGGTCAGGTTCCACAACAGTGCGTTCGCGTCGGTGCGGACACCGGGGGCGGGGTCCAAGACCTACACGCTGGACCGCAGTCAGGCGGGATCGGCAACCATCGCTGTTGGCGCGGGGTCGGCTCTGGCGCTGCTCGATTTGGGATCGAGCGGGGGGAGTGGTTCGGCCTCGATCGTCGAAGCCGCCGACACCGTAGCCTCAACAGCAAAGAACGCGCTCGCCGGCGCGTCGTCGCCAACCGAAGCACCTGATACGCTCGCGGCACCCGCAAAAGTCGCCATTGCCGCTAACCTGAGCGCCACCGAGGGCAACGATGCGGTCTCGGCCGCAGGTGAAGGCCTTTCGCTCATCTCGGGCGTCTTGTCCGTCGCGGAAGGCGCAGACACGCTCGCGGCCGCATCGGCGCTGATCATCGCAAGCACTTTGAGCGCAACCGAGGCCGCGGACACCGTGTCGAGCGCATCGACGCTCTCGCTGGTAGGTGCGGTGTCCGTCACCGAGGCGGGGGACTCCATTTCGTCGACCGGCGCGGCGCTGGTCGAGGGCGTCGCATGGATCGCTGAAGGGGGTGACACCGTTTCGGCAACGTCGGTGCTACCTATCGCTGGCACTTCAACCCTCACCGAGGGCGCAGACAGCGTTGCGGCTACGAGCGTGGTGCTGGTCCAAGCCGTCGCCACCTTGACCGAAGCCGATGACCTGGCAAACGGCGCTGCGTCTCTTGCAGTGAACGGCACGCTTTCCTCGACCGAAGCCGACGACACGCTTTCGGCGTTCAGCGGTTCGAACCGCACTGGCGCCCTGACGATTGTCGAAGCTGACGACGGGCTTGCAGCGACTGGCTTGCACAGCATGTCCGCGGTGGTCGCGATCACCGAGGCGGGCGACACACTGGCCGCTTCGTCCAGTCTCGCGCTTGCCGGTATGGTATTGATCGCCGAAGCCGGTGACGCGCTCGCATCGTCTGGCGTCGTTGCCCTTCTCGCGGTCGCGTTGATTACGGAAGCCGACGACACGCTCGCCACTTCGAATGGCCGCGCAGGCTCAGCGGTTATCGCCGAGGCCGGCGATACTATTGCGGCCACAGGCGGGCTCGTCGTGCGCGCTGTGGCTTCTATCGTCGAGGAAATGGACTCGGTTGCGAGTGAATCGCTAGCCCGCATTTCTGGCGCGGCGGCGATGACCGAACAGGATGACGTCGTTTCGTCGTCTGGCGGCGTCACCAATCTGGGCGCGGGCTCAATAACCGAGGATGACGATGCCGTCGAATCCACCGCGACAAAGCGCGTCCTCATGGCGCCATCCGAAGCCCGAACCGCAGCCACCGCAATGCAATCCCGCACCGCCAACACCGACGGGCCCGACCGCAACGTCTCCACCGCCCGTCCGTCCCGCGATCAAATGACGGCGGTAAGAAACCGCACCGCCGTCAGCCTAAGGTTGGCGCGATGATTATCTGGCCCGCCAAAGACCCGGATGAGGTCGCCGATTATTCGTGGACGCCCGGCATAGATGCTGGCGACACCATCGCATCGCATACCGTCACCCTCGACGATGGCGACGTCACGATCGACAGCGACGCAAACACCGACGACAAGGTGACCGTCTGGCTATCGGGCGGCACAGTCGGCGTTTCTACCTTCACCCTGCGCGTCACGACGGTTGGCGGGCGCACCTTTGAGACGGCCGCGCAAATTGCCGTCGCGGAATCGTCGAGCGCGCTTGTCACGGCGTTCCGCATTCGGTTTCCGGCCTTTGCATCGGTGCCGGATTCGACCGTCGCCTATTGGATCACCGACGCCGGGCTCATCGTCACCGATGGCTGGTTCGCCGCCGACATCGAACCGGCGAAACTGACGCTCGCCGCCCACAACCTCGCCCTGTCTGGCGCCGGCACGACGGGCGGTGCCGTCGCGTCACTCGCCGGGATGGGCGTCACCGATTTCAAATCCGCGTCGATGTCGGTCAGCTTCGATGCGGAGACCGTGCGCCGTAGCGGGAATGGGGGCTATTCGTCGACCCGCTACGGCGTCCAGTTTCTGACCTATCTGCGCCGGAATGTGGGCGGGCCGAGGCTGGTGGGCTGTGCTTGACCAAGCGTTCGCCCAGATCGCCACGCTTGTCGGTGAGGCTGTAGGCGGGCCGTATCACGATGGGCTGCTGGTCTATGCCGGAACGCCGGTTTTTGACGATGGTGGGAGCATCATCACTCCGGGCATGCCGTCTCAGGTTTCGGTGAGGGTCCAGGTCGATCGCGTGACCGAGGCAATGCGGCAGGCCGAGGGGTTTCTCGAGCGCGATGTTCGGTTGCTCATTCTCGGGCCTGTTTCGTTGACCACCGAACCGGACGTTTCCGTGTCGGCTGGCCCGTTCGCTGGTCAGTCCTACACGATCCAGACCGTCGGGCGGGATCCGCTGGGGTTTGGGTGGGAGTGCCGCGCGCGCCAGATCGGGGGGCTGTGATGGCGTTCAAGGGTGCGCGCGCTCATATTCGGCGGCTCAATGCGCTGGCGAGCGCTGGCGCCGAGCGCGAGATTGGCAAGGCGCTCTTTGCCGCCGGCGAATTGGTGCAAACGACGGCGCAGCGATCGATCACGGCGGGCGCGGTGTCGGGCAAGGGGCATGTGCCGTCGGCGCCGGGCGAGCCGCCGAACAATGACACCGGGGTGCTGGCGAACAATATCGAGACGACGCAGCCCAAGCCCTTGCGGGTTTTGGTCACGTCGAGCGCTGGATATTCGGCGGCGCTGGAATTTGGGACCGGCAAGATAGCCGCTCGCCCGTTCATGCGCCCCGCGCGCGACAAGGTGAAGCCCGAGGCGAAGCGACTGGTCGAGCAAGCCCTAGGCCGCGTCGTCAAGAAATCCCGTAGGAGCGACTGATATGGACGAATTTGCCCGCGAATGGACCTATCGCGACCCGATGGTGACGGTGACCTATCCGAAGGGCTGGACGGGCTCACTGCCCGCTGTTCGGCGTAAGGCGGCTGAACAGGCTGGGGCGCTGGTTGTTGAAGCGCCAGCCACGGAAACCGACGCGCCCGATCCTGAAAAGCCCAGCGCCAGCCGTCGCCAGCGCGTCAAAAAGAGCGCGGAATGATCACCGATACCGAACTTGAAGAACAAGCGCGCCGGACATTGCTCATCCGGGCCAAGAATGACGCGCCCCTGATTGCCCTCGTTCCAAAAACGAGCATCGATCCTGTTGGCGTTCAGCCCTGGCCGATTATGATGATCGAAAATCCGACGATGCTGCCCCTGCGGATGGCGTGCGCGATTGGCAGCGACATCGCTATGGACGTGCACGCTTTTGCCGGACCAAAAAAGTCTGGGGCATCGGTCGTGCAGACAGGCCGTCAGCATATCAGTGCGATCGGCAAGGCGATTCAAACGGCCTTTGCCCCGAACAATATCACCTTGGAGGACGGATCTCATTGCAAACTGTCGTTTTCCGACGTCCGCATCCTCAAAGACGTCGATCCTGACCATTGGCATTGGTTCGGCCAATTGAATTGCCGAGTTCTCAAAGCCGTGGCATAAGCGGAGCCAATGGACGCCACCGCTTTCCACATCACCGTGCAGCTCATCCGCAACGGCACGTTCGACCATGCCGATGCCGAGGAAGTCGCGCGCCGTCTCGACGACGAGGGGCAGGATGACGCCGCCCATGCCGTGCGCGCAGCGGTGATCGAGGCAGTGGGCGAGCAGCCGGCGGACGAGCGGCGCCGGAACATGGTTTTGGTGCCTCGCCTTCATCTTGGACCTGACGGCGGTAACCGAACCTAACCCCACGCCATAGCGTCTTCGCAGGATTTTTCTGCGGAGACCAACATGAGCTATCCCAATGAAGCCGACTTCATCGTCGTGAAAGTCGGCGATGGTGCGGAACCCGAGGTTTTCACCACGATCTGCGGGATCGAAAGCGCGACGATCAATCAGACCGTCAACACCAACGACCGCTTCCGCCGCGACTGCGCGAAACCGGGTTCTGCCCCGACGCGCAAGGTCAAGGTCACCGGCAAGCAATGGGACGCGACCGGTTCGGGTGTCGTCAACGTCGACGAGTTCGACACCTTCGCCGCCTCGCTCGGCATCCGCAAGAATTACCAGTTCGACTTCGGCATCCGCGACGGCACCGACGCGGGCGAGATCATCGGCACCTATGCCGGTCCGGCGGTGATGACCGCGGCGAACGTCAACATGGGCGACGCCGACGGAACGGCCGAAATCACGCTTGCCGGTGAAGACGCTATCGTCTGGACGGCAGCATAATGGCCGGCGTTCGTGGCGACATCGCGGTCACGCTTGACCTGACGGACACCGGATCGGCAGACCTTGGCGCGCCGAAGATGCGCGTGTCGATCGGCAAGGAGCTTTCTCTGGTTCCTGGCACCGATGCCACGAACAAGGCGGACATTCTCTTTTCGGACCAGCGCACGCTCGCCGCGTCGGCGAACGAAGACCTGGACCTTGCGGGAGTGCTCGCCAGCGCATTCGGCTCGACGATCACCGCCGCGGAGATTGTCGCGATCTTCGTCAGTGCCGCGTCTGGCAATACGAACAACGTCAACGTCACGCGCCCAGCTTCCAATGGCTTCGCAGGGCCGTTCCTCGCCGCTTCGGACGGCATTTCGGTCAAGCCGGGGGAGTTCGCACTGCTCGCGTCGCAATCGGGATGGCCGGTAACCGCGGCGACCGGTGACCTTCTCAACATCGCCAACAGCGCGGGCTCGACGTCGGTCACCTATGACATCGTGATCGTCGGCCGCACCGTCGCGGCGTGACCTATGCCGGACACCGCGACTGAAATCCTCTTCGGCGGCGAGACCTATACCGCTTGGCTTCCCATGCCTCAGGCGATCGAGCTTGAGCGCAAGTGCGGTATGCAGGATCGCGAAGGCAAGGCTCACCCAAAATCTCTGTTCACGATCTATGAAGAGATCGGCGCGGGCTTCGGCAAGGATGCTGATGGCAAGCTGGTCTTTATCGGCGGGGCATCGGTCCCCGCGCGCGACTGCAACGAGGTTATCCGGCTTGGCCTGATCGGCGGCAACAATGGACCAGATGGCGAGGTTGGCCCTGTGCGCGCCGGTCAATTGGTCGAACTCTATGGCTATCCCGAGCGCCCGCTGTCCGAGGTCGCCGCGACCGCGTGGAAGATTCTTCATGCCGCTATCGTCGGCATCGACTTAAAAAAAAACAGCGATCCCGCCGAATAACGAACGGCAATGAGGCCCTGATCAAGGGGCATGTCATTTCCAATTGCGGCGCCATGCATCTCGATTGGTCGCGCCTGTCCCTGTCCGGATATTTCGAGGCCTTGGAGGCGCACAACGAGGCGCAGGATCCAAAGGGCGCCAAGCATGAGCCAGCTTCGCCCGAGTTTCGCGAGCAGATGCTTAAGGTTTTCAATGCCGAAAAGAAGGTGACCTGATATGGCCGAGATCGATCCCGTCATCCTCGAACTGCGCGCAGACCTTGGCAAATATCGTGCTGACCTCGCCTCTACGACCAGCCAGGTCCAGCGCCTGCTCGGCAATCAGGAAAAGTCGGCTCAGCGACTTGAAGCGCAAATGCGCAAATCGTCCGGCGCGATCAGCGCATCGTTGCGCGGGCTCGCGGGGACGCTCGGCACATATTTCACCGGGCGCGAACTGGTGGGACTGATTGACGGCTTCACGCGGTTGCAAAACAGCCTGAAAGTCGCTGGCCTCGAAGGCGCGCAGCTCGAACAGGTGCAATCGCAGTTGCTCGCCCTGTCGACGAAATATGGCGTCAGCATCGAAGGGCTGGCCGACCTCTACGGCAAGACCTCGCAGACGGCGCAGGAACTTGGCGCCTCGCAGCAGCAGCTTGTCCAGTTGACCGAGGCCAGCTCGCAGGCGCTCAAGATCACCGGCACGTCGGCGACCGCGGCGCAGGGCGCCTTGCTCGGTCTGACGCAAGCGCTGGCATCTGGCGTGGTCCGAGCCGAAGAATTCAACCAGATCAATGAAGGCGGCCTTCGTCCGCTGTTGCAGGTCGCGGCGAATACCGAGCGGTTTGGCGGATCGGTCGCCAAGCTTCGGATCGCCGTTACTGCGGGCAAGGTCTCTTCGCAGGAATTCTTTCAGGCCATTCTCGGCGGCGCCGACCAGTTGGACGCCAAAGCATCGAAGGCCACCCTTACGCTTGCCGGCGCCTTCGAGGCGCTGACGTCGCAATTGACCGTCTATATCGGGCAGTCTGCCCAGGCGAGCGGAACTACGGCTGTGCTGGCCGGGGCGATCAAGCTTCTTGCCGACAATCTGGACACGTTAATTCCTGCGCTTGCTACGATCGCACTTGGGCTCGGCGTCGGGCTGGTAACGAATGCAGTCAGCGCGCGGTTGGCATTGCTGGCGGCGTCCGGGGCCGCAGTGACATTGGCGGGCACGTCTGCGGTGGCTGGTCGTGCATTGCTGGCAGCATTCGGGGGGACGGTTGGCGTGGCAATCACGGCGCTTGTGATCGGCATCGGCTATCTCGTCGCCAACACTGAAGAGGCCGCACGCGCTGCGAAAGAGGCGGAGCTTCAGGCTATACGCACAGCGTCGGCGCAGGACACGGAAAAGCGCGCAACTGAACTCTTGGCGGCGGCTAAAGGTGCTGAAAAGGCTGCGCAGATCGAGGCGACGCGGGCGAGCCGAGATCGGGCCGCTCAGGCCTTGCAGACGGCGAAGGCATTGCAGGCCGAGGCTAAAGCAGCTTTGGTGGCAGCCCGCGCGCAAGCCCGAAAAATCTATGAGAACTCGGCGGGCGACACTGGCTTTCTAGCGACGATTGGCCGTGGTCTTGGCGGTGCCGGCGGTGCGGGCCCGACGATCACGCCAGGAACGGCGCGCGCCAACAAAATCGACTTGAATGTCAGCGCCGCGCAAAAGAAGCTAGACGAGTCCGAACGCAAGATTGCCGCGCTTGAGGGCGAGGTCGATGGCCTTTCGGCTGCGATCGGAGAGGGCGCGAAGGCCCCGGCACTTGCCGCTGCGGGAACGGGCGGCGGTGGGAAAAAGCGTGGCAGCGGCGGAGGCGGCCCATCCGGCCCCACCGCATCCGAAATCGAACAGCGCTTCAACGACGAGCTGATCAGCATCGGACAGCAAACCCTTTCGGCTCGCCAGTCGCTGGCTACGAGCGCGAAGGAGCGTGCGGACCTTGAGCGGACCGGCGTGGAACTCGCGCGTCGCCAAGCCATCAATTCGATCGACGCCGAGAAAAATTACACCGCCGCGCAAAAGGAGGTGCTGAAAAAGCAAGTCGATCGATTGGCCGACTTCGAGATCGAGCGCGTCAATCGCGACGAACGGCTCCAGCTTTTCGACGAAGAGAACAGCATTGCCGAGGCCAAGAATCGCGCTGCATCTGACTCCCTTCGCGATCAATTCGACCTTGCGAAAACCGACGACGAGCGCCGCCGGATTGCGCTCGAAATTCTCGACGCCGAGGATGCTTATCTGCGGTCGAAGCTCGAGGCGGTCATTGCAAACAAGGATCTGACCGACGCCGTTCGGCAGCAAGCACGCATCGAACTCGACGCGCTCAATTCGAGCGCACCGACGCGGCGGGCCGTCGTGGAGAAAGCCAATCAGGGAGCGCTCGGCCGCTACATCGACGACATCTCGGACACCAAAAAGCGCACCGAAGAAGCCATCGTCCGCGAACTCCAATCCGTGAACGACGGCATCACCGACGCGCTCACCAAGCAACTCGGCATCAAGAACCAGTTTGTCAAAGACCTGTTTTCGATCTTCCTCGATCAGGTGATTTTCCAGCCGCTCGCCGAGGCGCTCCGCAAGGGGCAGTCTGGCGGGGGTGGGATATTCGGGTCGATCCTTTCGGGGATTGGAAGCCTGTTCGGGGGCGGTCCAGTGTCGGGCGGTTCTGGCAACATTGTTGCCGGTGAAAGCAGCAAGATCGACAATATCATATACGGGAAGGGTGGGCTCTTCGGCCGTGCATCGGGTGGCTATGTCGCCCCTGGACAGACGGTGCGCGTCAACGAACAAGCCGGCGGCGCTGAGTATCTTCGCATGGGATCGCAGGGCGGCACCGTCATCCCGCTCGGGCAGGTCAACCAGCGCGTGGCGCAAGCTGGCGCGCAAGGCGGCGTGGTTCGGGTCATCATCGAAGAGGGGCCAAACTTCCTGTCGACGATCCGCACCGAGGCGACAGGCGTTTCGCTTGAAGTGACGCGCGCGGCATATCCGAGCATGGTTGAAGGCGCCGCGCAGGAGACACAGCGCCGCTTGTCGAGGCCGCGTATGCCGGGCGCCGGACGCTAACGGCGGTAAGCAAATACCAGCCCACGCCATAGCGTTCCGGTGCCATGGCGCTGCTCACCGTTCCCGACACCGAGGCGCTGATCCTCAATAGCCTGACGCTCGACGTGCCGGACCAGCAAAATCGCTCGATCTGGACACGTCGGCGCAAGGTCGTCGGTCTGCCCGGCGCGGAAATGTGGATGGCGTCATTCTCGCTTGAGCCATTGGCGACCGAGGATGAAGAGCGGCCGTGGCGCGCGTTCCTGTTCAACCTTCGCGGTCGGCAGAACCATTTCAATTATCCCATGCCCCGCCAGCGTCATGTCGGCGGCAAGCCATTGGTCAATGCGGCGTCGGCGGCGGGCTATACCCTGCCTCTCGACGGGATGCAGCCATCGACGCGCATCCTGTCCGCCGGCCATTACATGACCGTGCCGCTGCCGTCTGGCCATAACCGGCTGGTCATGCTGGCGGCTGATCTCATCACCGACGCATCGGGACAGGCGACGGCTCAGCTCAACATCGAACTTGGCGAAATCCCGGCGGACAATGCCACGGTCGAAACTGCCGAGCCCTTCATTCCGGTCTGCAATTCGGATCCGCGCGTCACGATCAATTGGGAGCAGGCCGTCGCGGGCATCGGCTTCAATCTCGAGGAAGCGCTGTGAGCGTTCCCGACAGCACGGCTGCGGCCGCGATCGAAGCCGAGGTCATCAAGCCGGTATTCTTCGCCTTCCTCGACATCGACACCGATCCGGTGCGTGCGAACTCGTCTGGCCACGACATCACGCCGACCGCGACAGGCGACGCCGACCTCGACGACGCGCTGTTTATCGGCATCGGTCACATGTTCGTCGACATCTCGTCGGTGAAGGTTTCGGACCAAGGCACGGAATCGGTCACGGCCACCTTGTCGGGCCTGCCGGAAGTCGACGGCGACACGCTGAACCTGCTCGGCGATCCGGCCAACTGGCAGGGGCGCCTTGCTCGGCTCTGGCGCGTCATCCGAGACGCATCGAACGTCCAGCAAGGCGGGTTTCAGCCCTATTATACGGGCTACATGACCTCTCTCGAGATTGGTGGCGGCGAAGAGGGGCAGACGATCACCGTCACCGTCGAAACCTATCTGGCCGCATTTTCGACCGCGCCGAACCGCACCTATCTCGACCAAAGTCGCTACGATTCGGGCGATCAGTCGGCGCGCGCGGCCATTGCCATTGCGAACGGCGTGTCCGGCACGTCCGGCAACACGCCCAACACCCCGATGGGCAGCGGAGGCGGTGGCGGTCGAGGCGGGAATCCTTGGAACAGGATCAACAACCGATGACCCGCCGATCGACATGGGAGTCCGATCTTTCGGCTTATATCGCTTCGATGCGGGGCAAGCCCTACGCCTATGGCGAGCACGATTGCGGGCTGTTCTTTGCCGGCGCGGTGAAAGCCATGACCGACTTCGATCCGGGCGAGCCGTTCCGCGGCAAATATACGACCGACCTTGGTGCCGCGAAGGCTTTGAAACGCTTCGGCGCCGGTGATCTGAAATCGACGATCGACGGCATTTTCGAGCCATGTCCGGTCGGGCGCCTGCAACGCGGGGATGGCGTCTGGAACGGCGAGGCGGTTGGCGTCTGCATGGGAGCCTATGCGCTGTTCGTCGGACAGGAAGGGGATAGGGAAGGGCTGATCCGCATCCCGCGCGCCGAATGGGTCGGGGGCTGGCGCGTTGAGTAAGATTCTCAAGATTGTCGCCGTCATCGCGTCCGTCGCGGCGGCGGCCGTTACACTCGGAGCCAGCCTTGGTATTTCTGCGGCATTGCTCGGCGCCATTTCGGTCGGCGCATCTATCGGCGCATCGCTGCTCCAAAAACGCCCGAAAGCCCCTCAGGTTGACCGGACAAGCCTCGACCGCCTCAACGCCAGCATCGACCCCCGCACCCCGCGCAAGGGCGTGTTCGGCATCACGGCGGGCAACACCGACATTCGCGATCAGGAATATACGGACAGCCAGACCTATCTGCATCGCTTCATCGTCGTGGCCGCGCACAAGGTCCACGAAATCACCGAAATCTGGTTCGACGACAAGAAGGCGTGGACGCTGGCTGGCGGCGCTCAGGGCGAATATGCCGGCTATCTCACCGTCACGCCGATCCTTGAAGGAACGTCTGGCAATGCGATCAATATCAGCGCGCGAATGGGCACGACGCGGCGCTACACCGGCTGCGCTTACGTCTATCTGCGCTACAAGCTGACGGGCAACTCGAAAAAGACCGATAGCCCCTTCGCCCAGTCCATCCCGACGCGCTTCACGATCAGGACCGAGGGCGCCTATGTCTATGACCCGCGCCTAGATAGCACCGTCATCGGCGGATCGGGCGCGCACCGCGCCGACGATCAATCGACGTGGACATGGGACGACAACGCAAGCCGCAACCCGGCGCTGCTCTTGCTCTGGTATCTGCTCGGCTGGCGCATCAATGGCATCGTGTCGATCGGTTGCGGCATCCCTGCAAATCGCATCGACCTTGAAAGCTTCATCACGGCCGCAAACCTGTGCGACGAATCCGTCTCACTTGCCGCCGGCGGTTCGGAGCCGCGCTATCGTGCCGACGGCGTGTTTTCCGATGGAGATGATCCGACCAACGTCATCGACAATCTGAAAGCCGCGATGAATGCCGACCTCGACGACGTGGGCGGCAAATTCCGGCTTACGGTGTTCCACAACGATCTTGCCGACCCGGGGCCGACCTTCTCCGACGAGGATATGGTCGAGGGCTTTCGCTGGGTCCAGACGCCGGCGCTGTCCGACAGCTTCAACATCGTTCGGGGCTCCTATACCGACCCGCGCGACGTTTCTCTCTATCAGCTTATCGATGCGCCTCAGGTCGAGATCGACAGCCGGGACGGCATCGATCGCTTCGACCAGTTCGACCTGGCGCTCGTGCAATCGCCGTCGCAATGGCAGCGGCTGGCAAAGCAGCGCCTCCAGCGTCAGCAATATGGCGGCGAGTTCACGACCGTTTTCAACGCGCGCGGGTGGCTGCTCCAAAAGAACATGGTCATCCCGCTCACATTCAGCCGCCTTGGATGGACCGAAAAACTGTTCCGCGTTGCCGAGATGGAGCACCGGGTCGACGGAACCTGCCCGGTCATGCTGCGCGAGGAAAACGCGGCCATCTACGCTTGGGACGAGGAAGAGGCGCCCGAGGTCACGCCCGCCGATCCGTCTGTCTATGACACGACGCTCAACCCGATCATTCAGGGCATCGACGAGGCCAACTCGCGGCAGGAACCAACCGCGACTGCCATCATGTTCGCCGGGAACTCGGCGGGCGTGCTCGATCCATCCGACCAGCTACCCGAAACCCTGCTTATCCAGCGTTTCGAGGGCTCCGATGACGTCAGCACCGACGCCGGCACGGTCTGGTCTATCCTCTACACCGAAGGGATCAGCGGCACCGCACCGACGGTTGCCGATGGCGTGCTGACGATTCCGAGCGGGTGTGTCATTTCTCCGGGATATGCGCTGATCCGCGTGAAGTCAGTCCGCAATTCCCTCGACCTGATTACCGACGTGACGCTCGGCATCACCAATGCCCCGCCTTCGACCACTGGAACGGGCGGTGGCGGCGCGGGCAATGTCAGCACATTCTCGAGCGTGTCGGGCACATCGTTGATCGCGATCACCGCGGCGATCCCTGTCAAGACGGGCACTGGCGGGCAAATCGACTTTTCGGGTATCCTCGCCACGACCGGAGCCAAGGCCGCGCCCGAAGGCACGTTCGCGGTCAACGCGCAATGGCGCTATCGTGAATTGCCGTCGGGATCGTGGACATGGATCGGCTCGGCGATCGATGACACGACCTCGCTCAACCTGTTTTATGACGCTGGCCTCGACCGCTATATCCGCTCGACAGGCCAGATCGACGTTGCCGACAGCGTGACCGGATTGACCGCGAGCACCGACCATGAGGTCGAGCTCCATGCTGCGCGATCGGACCTGACGGACGGCGCGCGCGATGTCAGCTTCATCGGCACGGTGACGGTCACCGGCTCCTGACGGCGGTAACGAATAGAGACCCCCTGCCTAGTGTTCCGGCATGGCGGTCACCATCGATCTAGAAGCCGACAAGCGCGTCCCGTTCATTGACGAGGACGGCGCTACCATTGTGTTTATTGGCGAGGATTATTCGGGCGGCGCCTATGCGATGCATGTCCGCAATAATCCCGGCGACACTGACACGCCGATTCTGAGCTTGGCTGGCGCAACGGCAGGAACTCAGGGCATCAGCGTCACCTATGATCCGGCTTATGTCTATGTCGACGAGACCGGAACAGAACAGACTGGCCCCGCCTCCCTTGTCCTGATCCAGGTCGACGAGGCCACGCTTGAAGCCCTGTCTCTGGGCACGCCGACCGATGAGCCAGTGGTCCTTTACTATGACCTCCACATCACGCCGTCCGGCGCTCCCAAGCGGATCGTCTCGCAGGGCAAATTCATCATCAATCCGGGGGTCACGATATGACGCGCGCGATCGTCATCAAGCGCGTTGGCGCACCAATCGTTCTGGCGCCGGGATCTTCGCAGCTTGCGCGAGCGGCGCGGTTCGCAGCGGATGCGGAGGTATCGGCAGACACCTCGACCCGCGCAGCCGCGGACATCGCCCGCCAACTCGGCACAATCAGCCACATCGTCTATCCGACCACGCCAGTTCCGACAGGCACGAACACTGCCGACGCCTCGCACTATGTCTGGCCGACGACGCAGGGCCGCGGTTACGTGTTGTCGGTCGAACTCGATTCCGTCGGCGCGGGAACGCTCAACGTCGGCGTATACACCAAGACCGGAGATGTGTTCGACCGGGTGCGCTATGTCGCCGTCGAGGTGCCGGGTTCGGGCGTTCAGACAATCCCGCTCGTGCTTGAAAAGGGCGAGGACGAACTGATCGGCGTCGAGGTTGTCGACCCGACCGTGCGATTCCAGATCACCGGCGGCCCTGATCCGGGTGGCGGCTGGTACACCGGCGCTACCGTGCCTTTCACGGATGCGGCAACGATCCAGATTTATCCGTTCTCGATCCGCTTTGAGATTGCCGAGATCACCGAAAACGTCAGTCCGCGCCCGACGTCTGTCGATCTGCCGTGGGCGAATATGATGGTCATCGGAATGGGCCAGTCGCTCATGGAGGGCTCGCAGACCGACACGAACGGCGAAACCCCGATCACGACGGCGCAGGAATATGATACCGTTTGCTTCCCGGCCTATCCCGCTGATCCAGACACGCTGCTTCCAGCGACCACGGCCAACAGCCAGCGAGACACTCCTATTGTCCGAGGCGAATGGTCTGGGCTCGGATGCGCCAAGCAGTTTCGCGACGCGCTCAACCGCGATCACAATATTTCCTATCTGACGACGCGCAGCCGCATTGTCATCGCCAACAATGGCTATGATGGCCGGCGCCTCGATCAGATCAATCAGGGGACGGTCTATTATGATTCTGCCGTCGCGCAGGCGGCGGCTCTTGGCCCGCTGACGGGCGAAACGTCTGGCGTTCTGGCGGTCATCTTCGCGCAGGGCGAAAGCGACGCCTTGGTGCCTACCGATCCCGCCACGTATAAGGGACTGTTCAAGGAGTTCGCCACTGACATCGACGCCGACCTTCGCGCGGCGACGGCGCAGGCGAAGCGCATTCCGACGGTTTCGTATCAGCTCGGATCGATCGGTCGGCCGATCGGCCTGGCCCACCTTGCCGCATCGCTCGAAAGCCCGCTGATCGTCCTCGCCTGCCCGATGTACCAGTTCGAGTATTACGACGATAAGCACATTGTTTCGGCGGCCGAACGCCACATGGGCGGCTATTTCGGTGAGGCAATTGCTCAGTGGGCGGCGGGCGTGAAGTTCGAACCCCTGCGCCCGATCGCGTCGCGCGTGCTCGGCAATACCGTTGTCATGACCTTCAACAAGACCGGTCTCGAATTCGACACGACGCTCGTCGCCGCGCAGACCCGTAACGGATTTTCGTGCGTCATGGGCGACGGGGTGACTGCGAACCACCCGACGGCGCAGGCGGTCATTAACGGCAACGAGGTCCGGCTGACGTTTGCGAGCCCGCCGGATAGCGGTGCGACGATCAGCTATGGCGTCGCAGCAAGTGGTCTCGGCACCTATGGCGGCGGGGCTGGCAACCTGCGCGACAGGGCTGGCGATGCGCGGTCGATCGATGGCTTTGCGCTCCATAACTGGTGCGTCCTGTTCGATTGGGTGCTGTGATGACCCCCGCCACCGCCGACACCCTGTTCCTGATCGCGGCGCCGGTCATCGTCGTGATGATGGGCGCGCTCGTTTGGCGGAGGGTCAAATGACGCCAGAGCTTATCACGGCGTTCGGCCAGTTTGGTCCGCTCGGTCTGATGATCGGTTATCTCGTATGGCGCGAAAAGACCGGCGCGGAGAAGCGCGGCGAGATCGAGAAGGCGCGCGCGGCTTCGGACATCGAACTTGCGAAGGCATTGTCCGCGCTCACCGTGACGATCCAGCATCTCGACCAGAGGATGAAATGAACGGCGCCGGCCAGATCGCCGCCATTCGCGCGGTGCAAGCGGCGGCGATGAAACTGACCCTTGCGTGTGCTGAGGTCGTCGGCCCGGTCGATATCGCACTCGGCATGGCGGAATCGTCGGTGCTTGGTGAAGCGATACCGAGATCCATGAAACGGCAGATCAGGGCCATGTCACGCGAGGAGCGGAAGAAATGATCGACGCCAAGAAATTACAGCGCGCGCTCGGCGTTGCGGACGACGGCATCATCGGGCGCGGGACCTATGCGGCGCTCTTTGCGTGTTTCGGCGCCGGGCCCGAGCGCGCCGCGGAACTTGCCTTGTCGGCCAACGTCCACTTCCCCGCCTATGGCATCATGGACAGCCCGCTGCGCCTCGCTCACTTCATGGGGCAACTCGTCCATGAAAGCGGCGGCTTCCGATATATGGAAGAGATCGCATCGGGGCAGGCTTATGAGGGCCGCCGCGACCTTGGCAATCTGCAGCCAGGCGACGGCAAGCGGTTCAAGGGACGAGGGCCTATCCAGGTCACGGGCCGCGCCAACTATCGCCGCTATGGGCAGCGGATCGGTATCGACATCGAAAGCCATCCCGAGATTGCCGCTGTCCCGTCAATCGGCCTGCATCTCGCGCTCGAATATTGGAAGGTGAACGGGCTCAACACCTTTGCCGACGCCGACAACCTACTCGCCATCACGAAGGCTATAAACGGCGGGACGAACGGGCTGGATGACCGCAAGGCGCAATTGGCCAAGGCGAAGGGGCTGTTGCTGTGAGCCTTTCCAACCGCGAGCAGCTCGTCGCCTTCATCGCGCTGATTGTCGCCATCCTCATGCTCGGCCTCGCGCCGGTCGTGACCGCCGGCATCATGGGCAAGACGCTGCCAGATAGCCTGATCGCCGTCTCGGATAAGACGGTGACCGGGCTGGTCGGTGTGCTGGGGACGATCGCCGCCATGATCTTCCGCACCAACCGCACCGATCAGGCCGCGACCGAGAATACCGGCAAGGCTTTTGAAGCCATCGCTGCGGCGGCCGCTTCAACGCCAGCGACGAACGAAGCCGGGAACGCCGCCGATCAGGTGGCCGACGCCGCGCAGACCGAAGCCGACAAGATCAAAGGAGAATGACCATGCGTAATTTCATCCTCGCCGCCGCCCTCGCGCTATCCCTGCCCGGATGCGCGACGCTCGCCGACCATCCCACCGCGCCGCTCGCGCAGACCCATATTGACGAACAGGCGCTCACCGCTGCCTATGCCAGCTTCGATGTGCTGCTGACGGCCGTCGATGGGCTCGTGACCGCCGGCGTGCTGCAACCCGGCACCCCGAAGGCGCTCAAGGTCAAGGCGCTCATCCAGACGGCGCAGGACGGGCTCAATACCGCGCGCGCCGTGCGGGCGGGGCTGAGCCAAGAAAATCCGGTGCTCGCTCTGGAAAAGGCCACCGATGCTTTTCGCCAGATCACCGCGCTCTTGAAGGGAAATTGACATGAACTGGAACAAACTCGCCGACGATCTGCTCGGCATCGTGAAGGCGACGGCACCGCTCGTTGGCCTGTCGGATGAAGTCGCGGCCGCCGAGGCTCTGCTCGCTTCGGCCAAGGGCGCCTATTCGACGATCAAGGATGCGCTCGACCCGGCGAAGGCTGCGGAGATCGAGGCCGGGCTGGACGCGCTGGCTGAACGGGTCAACGCCCATGCAGAGCGCACGAAAGATTCGCTGGGCTGAACGTCGAACATCGCGGGGGCGACGGGGCGCGCGCTTTTTGCGCTCCCCTTGCGATTCCCGCTATTTTGTGGCAGGAACGATGGGCGCGGCGGTGCGAATGGGCATAGCCGGAAGCTGATCACTTTCGACCCGCGCACGGCGGCGAGTTTGGACAGGGAGTTCCCGGTCGGCTCGCCGCCCCATTCCACCAAACCCTTCATCCCTTGAAAACTCCGCGCCTAATTCAAGGTAGCGTGAAAGATCGCCACCACCAACACGATCAGCGCGCCGATGGCGAACAGACGGCCAGCGCGTTCAAGGTTTTGCATCGGGGTCTTTCAGTAGGGCGGCGCGGAAATCGTCTTTGCTGACCATGACGCATCGTTTCGCCTTTTTCGGATCGGCGCAACACCGTTGTTTCAGAATTTCCCAAGAGCGATTCACCGCCACCTCAAGGTCAGCCCTTAGCTCCGATACCTGGCTGCGGAGGGCGGTGAGTTCGTCGGCTTGCCGCTTGCTCAATATGTCGTTGAACGGCGGGCCAGTCTCCGATCGCTCCCGCCGCAGTTCGATGCACTCAAGCAGGGTTTCGATCTTGCAGCCACGCTTGATCAGAGTCGCCGGCTGAACCAGCACATCGCAGGGCAATCTTCCATCGCTCATCACTCTACCTCTTCATTGCGGGTGGGGAGGGCTTTCCAGTGCGTTGGTTGGACGGAACGGTCGCCATTCTCGTTGACCTCCCAGCAATAGCCATCGGTCCAGCAGTCAGGCGGCTCCTGTTCGCGCGTGAACGCCCATGCCCCGCAATACTCGCCGTTGCTGTCTATCAAGTCGCCGACCCACGCGATCACGTTGTCCTCGCCGTTGCCGGGGATGCGGGCCTGAATCTCGGTCCCGTCGCTCGGCGCCGTCTCTATCGGCTCCCAGTACAGTTTTGAATCATTACCCATGATGAAGATAGCTTTCTGGATTGGCCAAAAATTCGAAGACGGGAATGCCAGCAGCGCGAGCGCGTCGGACCATGTCAGCCGTTCCGCGTCCGCCGGGGAAGGCGAGAACCTTCGTGGGCTTGGCAACGTCGATCATGCGCTGGTTGCGGATCGGACCAGCTGCCTTGCCATGCGAGGCCCAGTCAGCGGGATAGCTTTCAAGGTGGACGCCGTTGCGAGCGCACCAGTCCCGCGCCAGCCGGTCAGCGCCGGGGGCGTGGCCTTGAATTACCGTGCTCCGCATCCGGTCAACGTGGGACTCCAATGCGGCGAACACGGTGTCGGCATCGTTGAAGTCGCGACCGCCGCAGACGAGGACGCGGGCGGTCATAGCGGCACCTGATCTTCAATGCTGGCACCATCGGGCAGGGGCGTCCACCAGAGGCGGGAAATATCATCATCATCGAACGGCCATGCGCCCACGCCGTCAATGACGAGCGAAAGCCCCTCGGTGATGTGGCGCTGCTCTTTGCGACCGAGGCAGAGGGGCGTGCCGACCCAAGGCGCTTGCGAGACGGGTATGAGCCACCAGAGGACGTCGCCTCGGTCTTCATGCCAGTCGCAATACGGGCGCGGGCGGTGTAAGTCAGAATCAGCCATGCGAACTACCTTTCGCGTTGGTAGGGCCGCGCGATGTTCCACCATCGTTGCGGCCCGTTTCGTATGGTACGTGTGTACCATATCCCCGACCGCAAGCAAGGTAATACGTGGCTTCGTTGGCCAAATCGCGCTGATTATTGGGCGAATAGTGACGGATTGGCGCGGGTGCCTGCCGTTTACACCGAGAGGGTCGGCGGTTCGAGCCCGTCAGCGCCCACCATCCAGTCACTAGTTGACTGCAATCTCCGTGACGGAGCAGTCATAACCTCAATAGTATCGCTAAATGTTAGAGGCTTAGCGCGACGATCGGCGCGTGGACCTTCGACGTTGAGACGTTTTTGCCAGCCGCCGGCAGCCATCATCAGACGCAGATTCTCTGTTCGAGGATTTTGCGGTCGGAGGATGCGTTGCACGAAAGATGCGCATCAGATGCGCATCTCATCCGGTCCTGATGTGGAGATGGATCTAAACGAACCCCAGCATGTCGCGCTGGCCGTGCCAATCGATCGGCAGGTTGTTGACGCGCGCGAGGAATTGCCGGTTGAGGTGCGCTGGCTGTCGACCGTCAAGGATGGCGGTCGTGATATCGGGCGCGAGATGGGCTAGCCGCAGCAGCGAGCAGAAGTAGGGCGTCGATACCGCCATGGAATTTGCGGCAGCTTCGATCGTCGTGTTCTTCGGTTCGGCTAGAGCCTTGCTGGCCTGGTGGGCCCGAACGATCAGTTTGATGAGCGACGCATCGGGCCGGGGATGGAGGTAGTTTTCCGGAGCCACGGCAACGCGTTTCTCGCCGCTGCAACGGACCAGGGTCGCCGTGATGGAGACCGGATCGTCGCGTTCGATGAACTCGATGTCCACGCGGTCGCGATGGATCGTCACTCTCCGTATTGTCGCGAGTATCAGCTCTCGGGCGGGTCGCGGGCCGTCCCAGCTTACGTCGGAATGCTGCTGGAGCTGGTGGATGAGCAGGTTTTCGATGTCACCGGCTGGGACACGCACAATCGGCAGGTCGAGCCGCTCTTTGTCCTTCCGGCTGATATAATAGCGGTACCGAACCCCGCTTTTGTTTGCGTGATTGGGTGTAAGGCGGCGCCCGTCGCCATCCCATATGATCCCAGCGAACAGGCTCGGATTTTCAGCATAGGCGGCATGCTTCTGTTTGACTTGATTGCCGCTTAGGCGTTCGCCGACCCGATCGAATGTGTCGGCGTCGATAATCTCATCATGCTCGCCAGGATAGGATTTGCCGCGGTGCGTGATCTCGCCACGATAGATCCGGTTGCGCAACATTTGATAGAGCGCGCCGCGGCTGAAATTTTTGTCGCCGTAATTGCGACCATCCTTGAGCACCCGCGACTTGGTCAATATTCCATCTGCGGCAAGCTCGGCTTGGAGGTCGTAGACCGACCCGAGAGCAAGGTAGCGCTCGAAGATATGGTGCACCTTATCGGCTTCGGCAGGAACGACGAGGAGTTTCCGGTCCTTGACCTCGTAACCCAACGGTACCGTGCCGCCCATCCACATGCCCCGGGCTTTCGACGCAGCGATCTTGTCTCGAATACGCTCGCCCGTCACTTCGCGCTCAAACTGGGCGAAGGACAGCAGGACATTGAGCGTGAGGCGACCCATACTGTTCGTGGTGTTGAATGCTTGGGTCACACTCACGAATGATGCACCATGCTTGTCGAGCACATCGACGATGCGCGCAAAATCGGCGAGGCTGCGAGTTAGCCGATCGACCTTATAGACGACGATGATGTCGACCTTTCCGGCCTCTACATCTTCCAGCAATTGTTGGAGACCGGGGCGTTCCATCGACCCACCCGAATATCCGCCATCGTCGTAAAGCTCACCGGTGGGTTCCCAACCTTCGTGGGTCTGGCTGAGAATATAAGCGCCGCAGGCTTCACGCTGCGCGTCAAGGCTGTTGAAGTTCTGGTCGAGACCCTCGTCCGTAGATTTGCGGGTGTAGATGGCACAGCGACGGCGTGAGGATTGCGGTTTCATGCAGCGACCTTCCGCGTGAGCCCGAAGAAGCGAGGGCCCGACCATGCAGCACCGGTGATCTGCCGAGCGATCTGGGTTAGGGACGAATGAAGCTGTCCATCGAACTCGAACCCCTGATCGAGCACCGTCACGGTGTAAGGCTTGCCGTGCCAGTGCCGGACAAGCTGGGAACCAGGCTTCAGGGATCGGTCCGCGGCCATTTCCAAATCACCGTCACGTTCGAGCTGTCCAGCGAGGCGATCAAGTTCCCGCACTCGGGTCGGCGGCAGTCCTCCCTGCATCTTCTCTTGCAGGCGCCATGCGATGCTTCGGACTAGCTGGCTCGACGTGAGGCCCTCGGTCAGCGGCTGTCCACGGTTCAAACGTCGCCATTCCGCACGCAGCCGGGCCGGCGACATAGTCGCCAGGCCAGCCATTTGTTCTTCGATGCGCGCCATGATTAGCGCTCGATGCGCCAGCATGTGTCGCCATTGGTGCGGCACTCGCGGACGAGATTGGTGCCCTTCTTACGTAACCCGGTCAGGAAGGCTCGAGTGCTGTGCGGCTGCCATGCGGTTGCATCGGTGAGTTCGGCGAGCGTCGCGCCCTTGGGACGTGCGAGCAGCTTTTGCACCGTTGCTGCTTTGGTCTGCGGGCGGGTGACTGAGCCGGCGGGTAAAAGGTCTTCGGTCATGCGAGGTCTCCAGAGGGCCCGACCCGATGCCGGTCCCACTGCGTCATGCTCCGGACCCTGCCGGGTCGGAGCCTTGCGCCATCGCTCCGGCGCACCAACACCAATGCTTGCAGCGCGGGCGAAGTCGAATGGAATGTTCGTAATGGCAGACAAAGCTGCGTCTGGACTTCCGCGGCGCATCGGGGCGTGGTTGCGTTATGGATGATACCGACGAATTACTCGCTCAGCTCTGCACGAGGATCGGCATCTTGATCGAGGACGCCAGCGTGGTCGCCATTACCGGTGCTGTGATGACAGCCGACGAACGAAACCGTGTAATTCTGGAGGTTGCCGACGCTGCATCCCGCATCGCTGCGTTGGCAGAGGCTGCTGTGTCACTGATCAATCAACGGACTGTTGTATCATCGCATCACTGAAAGATGATTCCGTTACGGCAGCCTGATTTTGATGGCGCCGGCCAAGAGCCGGTGTATTCGCCGCACCGCGACCCAAGTGGAGAGCTTTCTCCATTCAACTCTGGCGGCCCGACTGGACCGCCTTTTTTGTTCGGCAGCTTTGCGCCTCATCCTCGCCATAGCCGGTCGCGAAACCGATGCCCGAGAGCAGCCGTTCGGGTCCTTCAGAACTTACCGGCACGAACGCGCCCGCTCCTAGCCATTCAGCTGGAATTTGGGTTGCCCAAGAACCGGTCGTTCGGAAAGCTTAGGCTAGCAAGTCTTTCAGTCGACGATATTTGACGTGCGGATCAAGCTCGGCAAGAACATAGAGGGCTTCCGCAAACTGACAGAGCATGTTCCGCAAAGCGCTATGGATTGTCAGACAAGCGCACTACGCAGCGAAAGCCGATGTGGCTTGTCGACGTATCGACCATTTCCGGGTGTCGCGCCGCAGGGCGATAACGCCGGCAATAATTTTCGGCGCAGAGATGCGAACCGCCCTTGATCACCTTTCGCCCTATCCGAATATCGGGATACGACGGGTCGAAACTTTGCACTTTCTGGGCGCCTCGTGGATTTTCGATCGTGCAGCACGCTCCGCGCTTCCGCTTCTTTGCCACGATGGGATCGGCGTACCAGTCGGAAGTCCACTCCCAGACATTGCCGATCATGTCGAACAGACCGTATCCGTTTGCCGGGAACGAGCGTATAGGGGAGGTGCGTTCCCATCCGTCGACGCATAGGTTCGCAAAAGGAAAGAGACCTTGCCAATAATTGGCGAGAATCCTGCCGTCCGGCGCCAGTTCGTCTCCCCACGCATAGTCGGCGTCCTCCAGGCCACCTCGCGCCGCGAATTCCCACTCTGCCTCGGTCGGCAAATCCTTTCCTGCCCATCGCGCATAGGCTGCCGCATCGCTCCAGGTGACATGGACCACCGGATGGTCGTCAAGGCCGTCGAGGCTGGTGTCGGGGCCATAGGGATGGCGCCAGTCGGCTCCGAATTCGAAGCGCCACCAGTGATAGACTTCATCGAGCGGAACCGGTCCGCTGGTCTTGTGAAAGACCAAGGATCCCGGCCGCGCCATCTCGGGCGACATCCCGGGATAATCCTTTGGATCGGGCGCGACCTCGGCCCCAGTCACATGGCCCGTTTCGGCTACGAACCGGGCAAACTGCGCGTTGGTCACCGGCTCGGGGTCAATGAGGAAGGGATCGACCCGGACCCTTCGCCTGGGCGACTCCTCGGGGTAGAAGCTGTCCGAACCCATCAGCAT